CAGCAAGCACTGTAACTGGATCTACTGGACCCACAGGATCAACTGGATCAACTGGAGCAACTGGTCCAGCAAGCACTGTAACTGGACCAACCGGTATAACTGGACCAACTGGCAAAGCTGGTTCAACTGGCGCTACTGGTCCAGCAAGCACTGCAACTGGACCAACCGGTAGAACTGGACCAACTGGCAGAGCTGGTTCAACTGGCGCTACTGGTCCAACTGGCGCTACTGGTGCTACTGGAGACACTGGTGACACTGGATCAACCGGTGATACTGGTGTAACTGGTGACATGGGTGACACTGGTGCAACAGGACCAATAGGTAGAACTGGACCAATAGGTAGAACTGGACCAACTGGTAGAACTGGACCAACGGGTAGAACTGGACCAACTGGTGCCACTGGAGACACAGGTGACACTGGTGCAACTGGTGATACTGGTGCAACTGGCGATACTGGTGCAACTGGCGATACTGGTGCAACTGGTCCTACTGGTAAAGGACCAACCGGAGCCACTGGTTCCGCAGGTAGAACTGGTCCTACTGGTACCGCAAGTACAACTGGTCCTACTGGTACCGCAGGTAGAACTGGTCCTACTGGTACCGCAAGTACAACTGGTCCTACTGGTACCGCAGGTACAACTGGTGCCACTGGTCCAGCTGGTATAACTGGTGCAACTGGTCCAGCTGGTATAACTGGAGTCACTGGTCCAGCCGGTATAACTGGAGTCACTGGTCCAGCCGGTATAACTGGTGCCACTGGTCCAGCTGGTATAACCGGAGCAACTGGAGCAACTGGTTCCGCGGGTATAACCGGAGCAACCGGCGCAACTGGTTCTACAGGTGCAACTGGTCCCGGAGGATTTGTTGCAAGTGGAAAAAATTGGGGAGACTATTTATATTGGAAAGATACTGAAAGCAAATGGGGTATTGGTGACGACAACATTTCTCTTGGTAAAAATGCAGGACAAAATAATCAAAGGTTAAACGCGGTTGCTATTGGAAAATTTGCAGGAAATATAAATCAAGGAACAAACGCAATCGCAATTGGTACAAATTCAGGTCAAAATAATCAAGGAGAATTTTCTATTGCTATTGGTAATTTAGCAGGTAAAACAGAACAAACTGCAAAATCAATTATTCTAAACGCGTCTGACATAACATTAAATGCCACGCAATCTGGGTGTTTTGTAAATCCTATTAGAAATGTATTGTCATCAAAAGCATTGTACTATGACGAAACTACAAAAGAAATAACATATTATACAATTCAGACAACAAATGGGTCTGCGGAGACAAGATCATATGATATTACCAACACTGCGGTTGGTGGATGGAGTTCTTTTAATACTTCTACTGGAATTAACAACACAAGTGTGGGATATAATTCACTTTTAAAAAATACAACTGGCAATTATAATATTGCGATTGGAACCGCGTCATTATGCTTTAATGAAAACGGCTCAAGAAATCTGGCAATAGGAACGAACGCTTTACATGAGAATATTAATGCCAATAATAATGTAGCCATAGGGATTCAATCGTTGTTTAGTAATATAACTGGTAACGATAACCTTGCCATGGGAACGTATTCATTGTTTAATAATATAAGTGGTAGTTATAATGTGGCGATTGGAATGAATAGTATGTATACCAATACAATTGGAGAAAAAAATATAGCTATTGGATATAATGCATTATTAGATAATAGTGGCAACGAAAATATAGCAATTGGATTCAATGCCGCGGCTAACAATAAAAGCGGATCAAATAATATTTTTATTGGAAATAATACGAAATCAACGAGCGAGGCCACATCAAATGAAATAATATTGGGAAGCGAATATAACACATTAAAAATTCAAGGAGGGTTTTTTAATAAAACAGGTTCCGTTATAACTTCAAACTACGGGTATAATCTTGCAAGCGATGCCGATAATAGTGGCAATCCACTTAAACAATATTATTTGGTTGACGACGAAAGTGGTCAAATTACAATTACCCTTCCAAACCCATATCCTACAAACACTGGTAAAAATTCTACAATGAATTACGATGGATGTGTTGTTAATTTTAGAAGATGCTACAACTCAAATTATAACATATTGATTAAAATTTCAAATAATGGAGATGGAAGCACCGGTATTGTTTTATACAATTCTATCAAACTAGTAGCTTCCAACGTAACGCCACAAATTGCTTTAAATACAAGTCAACATTCAACTACGTTTGTTTGCGCAAAACATTATAATTCTTGTGGTTGGGTGCAACTGCAAACTAATTAAACATTAATTAACAATAGTGCATTTATAAGGAATTGTGAAGGTTTCTGCACACCATCTACTAAACCCAGTTCCGTGGTCATAACACGAATATGAAAAAATCCTTCCTGAATATGTCATGAAATAAAAATCCATCATTGTATTTTTAACGGCCTCATCGGATAGTTCAACGCCCTCCCCAAAATGTGTAATTTCTTTAAAAGTTGCGCGAATTTTTGGAAATATATTTATTATTTTCTCCTTTAATTTAACATTATCAGAGATAAGCAAGTATTCATACTGTGGTGTATATATTTTATAAATTTCAACAAGAATTTTAGAAAGATACTCTTCATTTATATCTTTATTGTAAATTAACGCGTTATCGCCACTTCTAATGTGAATAACAATGTAACGTTTAATCGCCAGTTGAAGATTCTTTAATAAACTTAAAATACAGACTTTAAACGAATCAGTTGGTTCTAGATATTTTCTCATGACCGCACGATGTTGGTCTGTAATTGTTTCAAAAGGAAAACTAATAGAATAAACGTTTGCAATTTTATATTCAAATGTCTGGTTTGGTTCTTGCAAATAACTGCAAAAATCGTGTATTATTTCTTCATTTTTACTTTTTTTTGGATTATCAGGATAAAAATTTGGCTTATCAAACGCGGTAACAAGTAAATCTGGTTCACAATAAGAGTCAAAATCATTTGAATACAATTTTAAATACTTTTTAATTGGGTGATTAATAACTATATCATATTCTATATTATATCTCTCGCAAAACTGAATTGTAAAATAAGAACCTCTAATAAAGTCTCCAAACCCAGACGCTTTTTTAAAATTATTATACGTTTGTTGATAGACGTTTACAATTTTGATTATATTATTTTTAATATATGCTGCACATTTGTCTGGATAAATGGGTGGATCTGTTATTTTTAATTGCATAATATAATTATTAAGATGACTTTTAGGTACGATTTTTTTAAATATTCTTTGAGATTGAATGGAATTTGTAAATCTCGCATTAACTCTATCTATTTCATAATTTAATTGAGCTTGTTTTGTTTTTCCTACATTTTCTTTAAAATTTAAAAACATTGTTTTAATTGTATAATACTAAAACAATGTAAGATTATTTTTATTACCAAATAACACAACACTTGTTGTTAAATTTAACAGTGTTACTTAATTTTATTAGAGAGACACTTGAATCAACCAAGGCGTTAAATGTTATTCTAGTAAGCTCTTTTGATGAAAAATCAAAAAAGATTAACCCTTCTTCTATCATAATGTTAAAAGTAAGTTTTATTAATTCTCCGCAAATGTTGCTCAAATCTATTGTGCTAATATTGAGTTTGAGAGAAAATATTAACTCATAAACATTTAAAAATAAACTCATCAACTCCGGAACATCTTGTGAATCTATTTTATTATCTTCCACTATTTTTTTAAATGATTCCTCAATTTTAAAGAAAAACGAAGAATTGTTCTGAATTATTGACTGCAAGATTTTTACTAATTCGGGAGTTAAATTGTATTTTTCTTGCATGTCTGGTCTAACTGATATAATAATAAGTAAATTTAAGAGAGACTTTATTTCAAGGGACTTATTTACAACTTGTTCAACAAATTGTTCAGTTTTTTCTTCAATTACATTTATTATGTCTTCTTTTTTCTCTTCCATTGTTGACACGATGGCCTTTACATCTTCCATTATATCTTCAACAACATTTATTATCTCTTCTTTTTTCTCTTCCATTGTTAACACGATAGCCTTTACATCTTCCATTATATCTTCAACAACATTTGTCATTTCTTCTTTTTTCTCTTCCATTGTTGACACGATAGCCTTTACCTCTTCCATTATATCTTCAACAACTACTTTCATTCCTTCTATTGGTTGTTCTATTTCTTTGTTTATTTTTTCAATAAATGCTTCAATTTCTTCGGTAGATGGGTATGGTATTTCATCAATTAAATCTTCGGATTTTTGTTCTTCTTTTTGTTCTTCTTTTTGTTCTTCTTTTTGTTCTTCGGTTTTTTGAATATTCTCAATTGTAACCAGGTCTTCAGTTTTTCCATTTTTAGGTTTTCTTCCTCTTTTTTGAACTTTTGAGTCGTTTTCCATAACTATAAATTATACTAATATATTATTTTTATACTTTTTCCATAAAAATAATTTAATTTTGATATCTACAATTGGAGCCGATTTCATTTAGTTTTGGTATTTCTGAATATGGACAACATCCATATCTAGTTCCCTCGCAACCTCCAATTTTTTTATTAGGTTTAAGAATTGGCTTTGGTAGAGGTTTTGTATCGGGATTTTTTATTGGCACAACTTGTGAAGCCGGTTGTTTTATTATGTAAATATGTCCAGTTAAAACAATAAATAAGATAACTAATAACAAAACGACAATCATAATTTCTATTCCCATCATTATATAATTTATAGTGACAAAAAATATAAAAATAAAAGATATTACTATTATTATAAGAGTATTATGAAACTTACTAAAAACAGTGAATTGTTAATGTCATTTTTTTTAGAGAGAAAATGTATAAATCACGTTCAGCAGAATTTTAAAACTGAAAGAATTCTAAAACACTTATATTCTGTTATAAAGCGCTCAGATGCTTTTATAAAAGCGCAAAAAGAAAAAGGTGGCGATGGATTTTATAAATTAATTGTTACAAAAATTCACGGCGTTTCTCAGATTCCAAAACCAAAATCATTTAATCCTAGCAGTTTTCCGCAAGAAGTGAGAGAACATATTGATTCCGACATGTTATTTAATTTGTCATATACTTTTTCTCTCTTTGGTAGAGAAATTACTGTCCATTTTATAGTAGAAGATCCATCCGCCGAACATCAGATTGAAATATACAACGAATATGTTGAGAAGATATTAGTTTGGCTCTACATAATAAATGAATATTCTTCTAAAAAGTGCTCTAAACGACTAGTTTTGTATATTTATTTTACTTCTCTCAAAAAAATGCTTCCTTCAAATGATATTAATATTTTAAATCAAAATAATGTGAATACGGCATTCACATATACTTGTCCAGTTGATTCGGAAATTGTTATTTTTAGAAAAGAAGAATGGTTTAAGGTATTAATGCACGAAAGTTTTCACAATTTTGCATTAGATTTCTCTGATATGAATACTGAGGAATGCACAAACCATATTCTATCTATTTTTAAGGTTAAATCCGAAGTTAATTTATTTGAAGCGTACACTGAATTTTGGGCTGAAATAATGAACGCTGCATTTTGCAGCTTCTATTTAATTAAAGATAAAAATGATAACAATAAATTGGCGGTTGACGATTTCTTATCTAATTTTGATTTCTTTATTAATTTTGAGAGAACGTACAAGTTTTTTCAAATGGTTAAAACGTTGGATTTTATGGGATTAACATATTTAGATCTTATTTCTAACACACAACATGCTCAATCAATTCGGGATACGTTATACAAAGAGGGAACAAATGTTCTCTCTTATTATATCATTACAACCATTTTAATGAACAATTATCAAGGGGTTTTATCGTGGTGTAATACAAATAATCTATCGTTGCTTCAATTTAAAAAATCAACAACAAATATTATGGAATTTTGTAAATTTATTGAAAAAAATTACAAAACTAGGTCGTTGATTGAGTCAGTTGACTGCATGCAAAAGTTTTTGCTAACAGTAAAAAATAGCGCGAGTGATAAAAAAAAAATAGGAAAATCTGTAGATTATATTTTGAATAATATGAGAATGACGGTTTGTGAGTTGGGTTAAAATATTTATTTATCGTCTGCGCGACTTTCTGCGTTTTCCGCCTTTTCTAGACTTTCTTCCTGCCTTTCTTGTTTTTCTTTTCTTTCTTCCACCAGATTCTGCTCTTAAACCCATTTCAATGTCGGGTGTTGATTCTACATCAATTGCAACTTGAGGATTTGCGGTTCCTCGTTCCATCTCGTCTAATTCGGCTGTATTGGAACGACCCAACATGTTCATTTTTTCCATTTTGGGTGCATAACCTTGTTCCATGTTGTCTAATTCGGTTGTATTAGAACGACCCAACATATTCATTTGTTCCATTGGGGGGGCAGTTGGGGCAAATCCTTCTTCCATGTTAATATAATCAGATGTAGTTGTACGACCTAACATGTTTGTTGGGTTTTGACCGCCGCGTCTTCTACGAGAATTTTTTCTGGACTTTCTCCTAAAAGTTTTATAACGCATTCTATATATTATGTTGAGAACAAAAATTTAGACCAGGAATTGGATTTCTTCTACAGTTTTTATTTCTATGTTCGCAAATATATTTATAACAGCCTCCTCCAATTGACTTCTTATTAGCCTTCCAAGCCGCACTAGCTTCGTCAAAGTCTATATTAACAGCATATTCTAAATTAGTCGCGCTAAATTCTCTATCTACATCATATTTTTCTCGTAATTCTTCTAAATATCGGCTTATGCTGCGAGTTCGCATTTTCTTTGTTTATAGTCTAAACAAAGTTATTGTTTCTTTCAATTTTTATTTTTATTTTTATTTTTATTTCGCAATAAAAATTGAATCTATAAATGACGTGTAAAATAAAGTATAGAATAACATCAACTTAAATTTAATGGGAATTAAATATTTAAATAGCTTCTTGAAAGATAATTGTCCAGAATCAATCAAGTATGTATCTATGGCAGAGTTGTCCGGAAAGAAAATTGCAATTGACGTTAGTATTTATTTGTACAAGTATGTTGGCGACGAATGTCTTATTGAAAACATGTATTTAATGATTGCCACATTTAGGCACTATAATATTACACCAATATTTATATTTGATGGAAAACCGCCAGCCGAAAAAAAAGAACTATTGAAACAGCGCAGGGAAAATAAATTATACGCGGAAAAAGAATATATTCGCTTACAAAGTTGTTTAGAGTCCATTATTGAGGATTCAGAAAAACAAGAAATTGTTGCAAATATGGACTCTTTAAAGAAACAATTTGTCTATATTAATAAAAATCATATAGAAAAAGTAAAGGAATTGATTATAAGTTTTGGTGTCACTTACATTGAGGCTCCAGGTGAGGCAGATGAGTTGTGTGCCATTTTAGTTATTAAGAAAAAAGTTTGGGGTTGTATGAGCGAGGACATGGATTTATTTGCTTATGGTTGCCCGCGAGTGCTTAGGTATTTCAGTTTATTGAATCGTTCCGCCGTTGTATACGATATGAAAGGAATATTGCGAGAGCTTGATCTTACTATGAAGGAATTTCGCGAGATATGCGTATTATCTGGAACTGATTACAATATAAATAGAGGCGTAAAAGATAGTATGAATTTACAAAAGACAATTAAGTTATTCAAAAAATATAAAAAAGCAAAAAATGGTGAAGATTTTTACATTTGGATTAATAACAACAACTCTGAATGCATTGAAAGTTGCGAATATTTAATGAATATTTATACTATGTTTGACTTATCTGAAAACCACGATCATCTAAAAATGTGTGACGACATTCGCATTGTGAACAGCCACATAAATAAAGAACGCATGCGCCCCATTTTAGAAGAAGATGGTTTTGTGTTCAATTGTTATTAGTATTTGAAAAATATAAACTATAATTTTAAATTTATATTTTTTCTGATTTATTTTTTGGGTTTATTTGGTTTTTCTTGTTTATTATTTGGTTTAGCGTACATTGTAATATATTTAAGCGGTAGAGGCGGTGGCAGCGGCAGCAGCAGCAGCAGCTTCAGCCTTGACAGACTTTGCAAAGTGAGGGCTCATGAAACGCTGAAGGTTAAAGTAGGTGAGCTCATCCTCCTTCTTAAGCTTGAGAAGAGCAGTGAGCTTGGCATCAGGATTAATCTTGCGACCATTGGTGCCATCTTGAAGCTTGTTAGTGCGGATGTATGCATTAATTTCGCGAGTCACGACGGTGCGCGCCATCTCGGTGCCCTTCTCCTTTCCAAGGAAAGAAGCAAGCTCATCGCTGATGCGGGTAGGCTTGACAAAGCCCGATGGCTGGCGGTTGCCAGACTTACGCTTGCGCTTGGAACTTAGCTTCTGTGCAGCCTTGAGCTCGCGCTGCCACTTCTTCTCCATAGACTTGTACTCAGACTTAATTGAGGAAATCATGGAAGCAAGCTGTTGGAGCTTAGCGTTGAACTCGGTGGATTGCTCAAGGATAGAGGCCTCAAGTGAGTCACCCTCGGTGGCGGGAGTTGCATCAACAACGGGGGCAACCTCGGCCTTCTCTGCCTTTTCTGCCTTCTCGGCCTTGACAGCCTTGACAGCCTTGACAGCCTTTGCTGCAGGAGCAGCAACATTCTCAACAACGGGGGTGGGGGCGGGAGCGTCGGTCTTCTTACTGGTTCGTACCATATTATACTATACCTAGGCGACTAGCGTTTAAGTCCTTTAAGGCCTTAAATATATATTTGGCATCCCATATGTGATTGGTTGGCATCATAAAAGTATACTACACATTAAATAAAATGCGCAACTGATTGAAAAAGCCAAGGAAGAGATGTAGCTGCATTTTCACTCACTAAAGTTAAAGCTCCAAGTACATAATAAGCTCCTAAAGACTTGCTATCATTGTCAACCCCATTATTTACGAATTTCTCTAAAATAGAAACTACAGTTTTTCTAACATTGTCAATATTTTCTTCAGAATTTACATAGTTAAAATTTAATCCCCTAAACGGGTCTCCTACTGGTGGACAAATTTTTCTTTTAACTTCATTGGTTAATTGTGCGCGATATACCCAAATGTCACTTAATTCTCTTAAAAACTTTACAATTTTTACACGATTTAAAGATAGAAACCATGCAGGATCTGAATAATTTCCTAAAGCATCTATATTTTGAAACAATTCCAGTATTCTTAATTCAATAGATTTCTCGGCAGAAACCGGGTCTTCTTTTATTTCAATGTCAATATTAATTTTAAGAATTCTGCTTAATCTAATCATGTTTCGCATATTTTGAATCACAGTTTTAGATATGTCATGCCTGTTATATGGATTTTTTATACTTCGCCCCGATTTCATTATTAAATTGTAGAGAGAAATAACGTCAAACCCATAAATAAATCCGTCTTCATCTGTGTAACTAAAAAACTGAGAGAAATCCATTGAATTAAAACTATCTCCAGTTAAAAAGTCAGTATCATTTGTACATAAGCTACGATTTTTAAATGCAGGTCCATGTAATAATTCGTATTTACGCTGCAAACTACCTCTGAAAACTTTTTGAATTTTAATAATAATATGAGATAATTTTAAATATGCATAAATCCGATTAACTAGTTCTTTTTTATTTCCAGAAACTTTCAGTTTATAATTCTTTGTAATTTGCTTTAACTGTTGCACATTATAGTTGTTTTCAAATAAAATGTGACACGTTGAATATGTTGGCATTATCATATTATCGTTTGATATTTTGTCCACCTTCTTTGTTTGTGGAATGCTTTTTTCACATTTTGAATATAACCTATTGGTATATTCATCTATTGGCAAAATTGTTATTAATTTACCATTTTTTTTAATAACGTCTATACCTACAAACTCATCATCTACCATAGTTGTATTTATATATAACTTGAAGAAATGTTTTTGAACTGTTTTACATATTAATAATATTTTACTGCACAATTGTTGTCACTTGTAAAGTCGTGTGACGAATTATGATTTATTTGAATTTATGTTTACAAAAAAAAATTGATTTAAAGATAAGTCCAATAAGTATAAGTATCAGTACAAAATGGCCGAGACGATCGTTGATGGAACTCAGTTTAATGCGCAGAATGTTCGCTACTCTGCACCCAAGGCAAATGCTGCGGGTGGAAAGAGTGCGAATATTCTTAATACTCAGACAAATTCTGGTTTGCGAATTGCAACACCTCTTATGCTCACTTGGGGACCCTCAGAGTTTGAGGGTAATGGAAAGTTTGAAATGTCGCTACAGTTCCCTCGTGGAGAATATGCAAATGCCGACACAGATGCATTCCTCAGGAACATGCAAGCTCTTGAGGCAAAGGTGAAGGCCGATGCACTCGCCAATTCTAAGGATTGGTTTGGTAAGCAGCACACTAGTCCCGATGTCATTGATGCTCTTTACAGTCCCATGCTCAAGTATAGCAAGGACAAGCTTACCGGTAATCCGGATCTAACCAAGGCACCGACGCTTCGCGTGAAGATTCCTCAGTGGGAGGGTGTCTGGAAGTGTCTGATTTGCGACGAGGATGGCGAGAAGCTCTTCCCCGGCGAGCCCACTAAGACGCCCCTGGACTTTGTTAAGAAGGGAACGCATCTTGCAGTCATTATGCAGTGTGGTGGCATTTGGTTTGCAAATGGCAAGTTTGGTGTGACTTGGAAGCTAGCTCAGGCAGTTGTTCAGCGTCCTAAGGGATCGCTTCTTGATGAGTGCTTGATTAAACTCAAGCCTTCGGACAAGGCTCGCCTTCAGGCAGCTCCCGCTCCTGCAGATGATGATGATGATGATGAGCCTGCTTCCAGCGCCATTGTTGCTGATTCTGACGAGGAAGATGAGGATGATGATGAGGTTCCGGCACCTGTTGCAGTTGCTCCTCCACCAGCCCCCGTTGAGGTGAAGAAGGAGGTTGCTGCTGCTCTAGAGGAGCCCAAGAAGAAGAAGGTAGTCAAGAAGAAGGTCGCCGAGGTTTAAATCTAGATAGTAGATAGTAGTTTTATAATCTGTAACTCGTATTAAATAAAAACCCTTTTTTATTTTTCATTTTAACTAACTCAGTGAAAATGAAAAACTTATATTATATTATTATTTGTGTCTATGTTTTCTAGTGCGCTTTGATGTTTTTCTGCGTTTATTTGTTTTTCTCATTTTTCTTGTTTTTTTCGGTTTACCACCCATAATAGTACACTGACCTTTTTTATCGCATTTTTTTGTTATGCGTCCTAATACTTTCTCACTCCCTTCTCTCGTAAGCGTTTCATGTTCCCGTGCATCTATTCCTGGAACCGCTCCGCTATATGCTGTTCCTGACCTTGTCTCAGCCCTAATACTCGCGTCTTCCAATGGTCTGCACAACGGATCATAAATTTGTAAATGTTGTATTCTAAGAAGATACCCCAACATTATTAATTCACTTAAAAATATATCAGGTTCAGTTTTTGAAAATATTTTATTCGTTATTAATTTAAACGCATTGTCTTCTTTTGTAGCTCTTTGAATGCCTAAAACTCCATAAAAATAAGCTTCCAATCTTATTTTAGCCTCTGGAAATTGTATATTATTTATATCAAAGCCCCTGCTTGTTGGTAAAGGATTATTTTTTGGCCCCCACCGAGATTCTGTGACAGGTAAAACTAAATTTGGTATCTCAAGTCCTCTCGCATCTCTCATATCAATTAAATGCAACCCTTCTCGTGCTCTAAAATTAGGGTTTTCTCCACTGTTTGGTCTTAATTGATAATGTCTATCCGCACTATTTGGTTTCACTTTTTTAGTTACCCAAATTTCTTCCATTCGTATTAATCTTACTATGTCAGCCTCCCAGTTACCTCTTTCATTTAATTGAAATTCACCCCCTCTTCCCCATATTTGTATAAAATTTTCTCTTAACTGCTGTTTTACAATATAGTCTAAAATATCCAACATATCAGGAGTTACTGGTCTAGAACCTATGTATTCATCAAATAACTGATATATGTTTCTCACAATTTGAACGTCTACTTCGGATGTGGTTAATCCAGCCCATCGTTCGTTATCTTCCAATGCTTCTGACATTGGTGCAGACGGACCAGGCAACCCCATCGCCATTGTTAATGAAACATTATTTGATATATACCTTGATAACGCGGCTTTTTCTGGGGTAAAATCTTCAAACGCAGTTAACATTTCATCTATAACTGATATTCTCATTCTAACGTCTAAATCACTTCCATGTCCCGTCATAACCCAACAACCAGATGATGTTGGTCGTCCTTCAGGAACTAATGGGAAAACTTCTTGAAATACTTCCATTAATTCTTCATTTGTCAAATTAGGAGTTTGTAGTCTAACTTTAATACGTTCAACTATTTCTGGTTCTGCCATATTTAACGCTTAACTATATTATTCAAAGATTATTTTTACAATTATATCTGCTTTGTCTTCAATTTCATAAATATTATTCTCAACTATTTTTGATATACCTTTCCCCCTTAAGATAAATGTCTGATACTGTCTTACAAACAACTGGTCCATTGGTAGTTCAAAGGAATAATCCCCTATTTTTATAGGTCTTGACTTCCCACCAAAGAGAGAAGAAGTAATTGAAATTCTTTCTGTAACGATTAAATTATTGTCTTCATCTATCTCAATATTTTTTGGTAATTCTGGGTTGCATTTTACTATAATATCTGAATCAAAATACAACTCACTATGCCAAAGCGGAACAAAATAAAGTTTTCTATCTATGTCAAGTTTATATACATTATTCTGAAATAAATCATTAATGCTCGGATTTAACACATAAATCTGAATATCCTTAAATTTATTTAATAATATTTCTCTCACTTTTTCTAGGGTTTCGTCTGACAATTTTAGAACTTGTTTGTATTTTACAATAAAATTATAAATTGAGAGAGACTCTTCTTTATTCATGTCATCAAATAATTTTAAAGAAATTTCTTTACAACCAGTGACAATATCTTTTACAATATTTGAAATAAACGAATTATATTTACCCTTAAGCATACCATCTATAAATAAATGCAATATTGTGGTATAACCTGTAGTTGAGGCTTCAAATACAGTTTCTTCTCCAGAACAAGGCATTTCTTTGTTCAAAATACTTATTTCTCTCTTCAACAATTCATAGGCTTCTTGAATTCTTTGAAAATGTTGAGTTGACTCTGAGGTATTTCCATTTTTATCAGGATGATTCTGGAGGGCTTTTTTATGATATCTCTTTTTTAAACTATCTAATGTTAAAGTTGATACATTTTCTATTTCTAGCGTAGTCAATGCCTCTTTCAAATTCATTTGTATTTAATATTGTATAAATATTAATGAATATCTAAGTTAAAACCCGTGGATAATGCTTGTTATATAAAACAAATAATTCTCCAAATGATAAATCGGTCTATAATTGTTGTTGTAATACTGAAAAAATGTGTATGTTTTGATAAGCAATTCTGATACATCTGCAGGTTTTATGTTTTTTCTCTCTGATAGTTCACATATAATATACCAAACGCAATCTGTTATGTCAAGATTGTAAATAAAAATGTCATATAGTAGGTCTCTGAACTTTAAAAATTTAAGTTCGTCTATTTTAATTATTGAATCTATAATCTTGTCGCAAATTATTTTATGCGGGACCATCAACTTGTCAATTGAAGTATGCAAATTCTTTATATTTGTAATATTTTCCAATTTTAATGAAACTGGAAGTTTATTTTTAACACACTTTGAATAATTCGCCTTTGTTGGTCTAGATATGTTTATAACTTCACAACAGTTCAATATATTGTCTGGAATAAAACTTATTTCTTCTGTTATTAAAATGAATTTTAAGTCAATAGAACTTGCCGCGTTTTGTTGCATATAACTATAAAAGTTTTCTAATAATTCGCTGTGTATTTCGTGAAAATACTTGCACAAAATAATTCCAGATTTTTCTGTTTTTGCTGAGATAATATCCACTATCTGCAAAAAAATATCATGCCAGAGTAACTTGGAATTACACCCCAAGAGTGACATGTCAATCTCATAATGTATATCACTAATTTTAAAAAAATATTGCTGCTTATTGAACGTAACACTAATCTTCTTTTCATACTTTAAATCTGTCGGACTATATCTTTTTACGGCCTTTAACATTTGTGTGTATTTTCCAACTCCTGTTGGACCATAAAATATTAAATTTCGCAAATCATTAATTTTTTTGGGGAACTTGTTGAAAACTTTATCTAATTTTGGATGTAAATCTTCCTTTTGATTTGCAATAATGTATTCTTCAAAATGGGTTTCATGAAATTTCATTGTTTAGTTATTGAAAATATTCTTTATTTTATTATACAACTAATAGTAATTTCAAGTATTATCAACGACACGTATATTATTTATAGTTTTTCAAAGGTGTAAATTAGAAAAGATTTAAAAACACCGTTGTATCATATTAGTAACAATGAATATTGTAAAAAAAATAGAACAATACGATGAAACCAACATTTACTTTTGCGAACCCATAAAAAATAATGTTATGAATGATGGGTTGTTTGTTCGCATCCTTTATTCAACCACTCTATTTGTAATAAACGGGATTAATTTATTTATCGCGTTAAATGATATAACAACGGAAAAGTACTATAATAAATACAAATGTTGTTTCAATCCATTAAATCACAAGGAAATGATTGATAGTGTTAAACAAATTGAAGAAAACTTGCTAAAAAATGTTAATATCAAGGAGAAGATACCACAATTTAAAATTTACGAACAGATTAAAAATGGCAATATAAAATTTTTTTCTGAAAATATAGAAAAAATTAATAACAATTTTTTCATGTTGAAGATTTCCGGAATTTGGGAAACCGAATTTCATTACGGAATTACGTATAAATTTGTAAAAATTAACCATCCGTAGAAAAATATTTTAATACAATTCCTAAAGTTATCAAAGTAACTATGCTTACAATTTCTAATAAGTATAAAATCATTCCAGTTACTTTTCCAATAGCTCCAGTCGTTTTAAATGCTTTGTCTTGCATGCTGCTATAAAAAATATAAAACTCTACCACGACTAGAACAATAAATATGTTCATAAAAGTGTAATATCCGCTTGATATATGTCCGGCGGTAATCTTAGAGAAATAGTAACTGAGAAGATAAATCATATAAATTAAAATGCCTATGAGTAAAACAAACGGACCAACTGTAATTAAACCAGAAATTACAGAAAAATTTGCACCAAAATTTGCGTTAATGTTACTTAATAAATAACCTATTAATAAGAGTACGCCAGTTACAATAAACGAATAACCAATAATTGTACCCGTTAAATTTGATGCAGTGTTTGAACCCACTGTGCAAAATATTATGATAAGTCCAACCAATAGCAATGAATTATATATTATTGTATACCATTTATTCTCCATATTTATCTATAAATATAGAGAATATTATTTCTCCTCTATTTTGCTCATTATACTAACAATTGAGTCTATTTGAGTTTGTAGATCCTTAATTTTTAATAACAATAATGGAATCATCTCTAAATAATTTACTGATTTTATTGTTATTTCATCCTCGTTTATTGTAGTGGAAACTGTGTTTACTAAAGAGGGGAACTGTTGTTCAACTTCTTGCGCAATGAAACCATAATGAATTTTCTGTTTTTCATCGTCTTTATATGTATACTTTTTTGGAACTAGATTCATTATATTATCGGTTAAACTTAAGGCTAATTCCTCTATGTTATCTTTTAAATTAAAGTCCGATGAGTTATTAATTGAACCACCTACAAATAAGTTACCCGCAATATAAACTGTTGCTTTAGGATTTACTGGTTTTAATAAAAGTTGACCATTTGTGGTTAAATAATTCCATGTATTTTCGTTGCCATACGTAAATTCTTTTTGCCATGCAGAAAGTGGTGGAGACTTTCCTCCATAATTTGCCATGTCTATTAAATATAGAATAGAAACAAATTTTTATATTACACACGAACTGTTAAATAACTTTTTTAAATTAAAAGTTAAAAATAATATATTACAATAAATTATATGAGTCGTTTTAACACTTCTACAAATCATCCATTAATTCCTAATGCAAACGAATATATGTATGAAAAACAATTTATTTCCATACATTCTGAAGATAGAAACCAATTGAAGTTTCCGTCTGCCAGTGAATTTGAGATTGAACTTCCACAAGACTATTGCAATGTTCAGGGTGTAAAACTTGATTGTTGGTCTTTTCCTAGCAATTATTCTGTTTTCTCTTTTTCTCAAAATAATATTTCTCTCATATTTCAAATAACAGACCCATACAATCCTTCAGAATTTACTAATAATAATCCATTGTTACTCGCAATGTGTGATGCTATGTGGGCTTATAAAGGTCAATCATATGTGGCAGTTATTGAAGAGGGGTTCTATAATCCTCGTCAAATGGCAACCGAACTAACAAACAGAATGAATTCTGCCGTTTCAATTGTTATTGCAAATTATATTAAAATAAACGCCCCAGATTTGTTAGATCAATTTAATCAAATTGGTGGTTATGACCAATTCGTCGTTTCTTATAATGAAGTTGGTCAACGCTTGTGGTTTGGAAATAAAAGTTCAAATTTTATTATAAATAACAGTTCGCTTTTGTACGCATTTGACTCATTTAACGACTCTAATTGTGTTAAACATCAATACCCAGATTTTTCAAATTGGGGTCTTCCTCCTTATTTGGGATTTTCTAGATGTGATGCAACTGCTAGCGTGAGTTCAAATGGAACGTATCCTAGATTTTATTATGGCAGTGCTACCACGCCCGGCGATAATGGATATTGGTTAATACCAGATTCACAATATCTTGGAACAAACGCAAACATTCCAGTTTATTACTTGGAGGCACCTTGTAAAATTAATATTATGGGTCAATCTTATTTTTATTTGGAAATTGAAGGAATGAACACAATAGATGAAATGATTCCTTTTGCAGTAAACAAATTCACTACAACAACCAACGGAAACACCGGAGTCGTGAAATCTGCTTTTGCAAAAATTCCAGTTACAACAACTCCCATTTCTCAATGGTATGACAATTATTCTGCGGCAGTTAAAATATATAATCCACCAGCAGAAAGAATTAGAAAACTTAAGATTAAAGTTCGTTACCACAATGGAGTTCTCGTTGATTTTGGAACAACAGAATACTCAATTCAATTAGAGTTTATGTTGTTGCGCCCTCAAAATAAGAGAGAATACAGTTCATTTACTCCGGAATCATACTCTTAAATGTTAAAAACCTAATTCGTGCTCCGACCTTAACCAATCAAGGAATGACGCAATGGTGCATGTTTTATAATCGCCTTCAAAATTAGTAATCTTTAAAAATAGTGGTTTTGTCATTTTTTTCGTCTTATAAAACACGTATGGGCCATATTTTCCATTGCGAATGCTAATATCATTTGTAATAAATCTTATTACCCCAGTGGATGTTTCTCCTCCGCAAGCTTGAGTGGCCGCATTTTCCTCAGCTTTATTTAAAATCTCTAAAACGTCTTCTAATTTTATACTTTCCATGGGTCTATTTCCAAAACTAGAGAGAGATTTTGAATTTTTCCCCCAAGTTACATATAATCCGAATTTCCCCTTTTTCATAATGAGGGGTTCGTCTTTATAAATGCCAAGTTGCAATTGGTTCTGTTTCACAGTTGCAATAATGTCTTCCAATTTATATTCTCCCCTTTCCAACCTTTTCAGATCAAGACCTTCTTTAACTGGCAGGAAACTAACCTCATCCTTTTTCCCTTTTCCTGTTCCCTTTTGAAGACACTTAATAACTGGACCGTGTTTTCCAATAATATAAAAATGTGTGTCATCTATTTTGATTTCACATTTTTTCTCATCCACTAGCTTTGAACAGTTATTCTCAATTTCGGTTAGACATGATTTACACAATTCATGCCAGACTTTCTCTCCTTTACTGATTTTATCCAAATCATCTTCCATGTTTTTTGTGTAATCATAATTGAAGATATCTTCAAAGTTTTTGTTAAGAAACTCAATTACAAGAATTCCAAGGGGTTGAATAACCAATTTATTCTTTTCATTTCCAAATTCTCTTTTTGTGTTTGACTCGGTTAATACATCATCATCCAACTCAAAATCTTTGCAATCAATTTGTTTTCCTTGAATTTCTTGTTTCTTCACATAACCGCGGTCTTGAATCTTATCAACGAGAGAAGAAAAAGTAGAAGGTCTTCCAATTCCATTGTCTTCTAAGAGTTGCACCAATTTTGCTTCGGTATAATGTTGTTTTGTGTTTTTAAGTGTTACTTTTGAAGTAATCTTTTTAAAAGTTATATTTTTTCCTTGAGGAAGATTCAATAAATAGTGATATGTTTTTTCCTTATTTTCTTTTGCTTCTTTATTTTTTACTATTTTCCAACCTAAGAAATCAAGCAATTCGTTGGTTAAAGAATAATTAACACCGTCAACATCAGTGGATATTGTGCTAGTAAATGAGAAATATTCTGCTGGAGACATACAACTTTCAACGGTTGTTTCCCAAATCATTTTGTATAACTTTTTCTCTCTTGTGCTCAATTCATCTGGGACATTTCTAACAGATAATTTGGTTGGACGAATTGCCTCGTGAGCTTCTTGTGGTGGTGGAATGTTGGATTTCTTTTTTAGTATCTTTTTCTTTTCTGGCATTTTTGCGTTTGCATTTATGATTGAATTAGAAAGAAAATCTATTTTTGGACTAATGAACTTTTCTGTTGAATATTCTCTTAAAATGTAACCCTTTGCTTCAACTAAAAAATCGGAACTATATTTCTTGCTGTCAGTTCTCATATAAGTAATATAACCACCTTCATACAAGGTCTGGCAACATTTCATGGTTTCTTTGGGAGAAATATGAAGTTCGTTGCTCGCCATTTGTTGTATTCTAGATGTTGTCAATGGATCCGGAGGCTGCTTATACACTCTCTCTGGACTTGTTCTAGTGTAAATATGAGAGAAATTTACCGATTCCTCTAAGAATTCAGACATTGTCGTTTCACAGTCAAATTGCTTATTTAAGTCAAACGCAATGCATTTATTTGTAAAACAACCAGTAGTATTATACACTTTTTTAGTTGGGGAACCGTCAATTTCTTGTTGATTTTCAAAAACCAGTTTTAACGCCGGAGTTTGACATCTACCGGCACTCAAACTACTTTCGGAAGTTTTGGATATAAATTTCCACAACATTGGAGAAATGCTGTAACCCACCAAAAGGTCCAATATTTGCCTAGCTATTTGAGAATTAACTTTCTGCATATCAATTGTTCTTGGATGTGCAATAGCAGACTGAAGTGCGTTTTCCGTAATTTCATGAAAAACGATGCGTTTTGTGGTTGAAACTGGCAAGCCGAATAAATCGCAAATGTGCCACGCAATTGCTTCTCCCTCACGATCGTCATCTGACGCTAATATAACCTCCTCGGCTTTGGCTATTTCCTTCCTCAAAAAATCTACGTGTTTTCGTTTTTTATCATCGTCAACTATTTCAAATGTAGGTTTAAAATCATGTTCAATGTCAATATTTTTGAGAGACTTTAATTGTCTTAAATGTCCGAAACTGGCCAAGCATTTATAACCTGGGCCCAAATATTCCTCTATTTTTTTGCATTTTGCAGGAGATTCCACAATTACCAAGGCAGTTTTTTGTTCTAGTTTTTTAAATGACGACATTATTCAATATATAACTATAATATCATATAATGTTTAAGTGGTTTCCTTAGATTTTGGCAATCTTTTCATTGTGTAAAAATAAGACGAAGAGAGAAAATGAAGTAAAAATTGTATTTTTTGTTGTAAATTAAATAAATATTATAGTTTTTCATAAACCGTTGAATTATTTAAAAAACAGTCTACATTATTAATGTAATATCCAGAATTCTTATTGAAATATTCTTTATTATAATATAACAGATTTCGGCTTCTACTAACAGATATAAATCGTATTCTATGGTTTCCAGTATCCGTAATATAAACGTTTCCCGAATTATCTACGGTTACAGAATTCGGAGTTGTTAATGCCGAATTTAACGGTGTACCGTTAATACCTGCACCTGAACTTCCCGTACCTGCTATAGTGTATATATAATTTGCTGTCATAAATCTTCCAAAATATGATCCACTAACTTTTGGTAAAAATCTTATTCTATGGTTTTCAGAATCTGCAATGTAAATATTTCCAAAAGAATCTAGGCTTACATTACGCGGGGCATTCAATTTTGAATTTGCCGTTGATACATTATTTTCAACTGTACCAGTTCCAGCTATTGTATATATATAATTTGCCTTCATAGTATCATTAGAAATTGTAGTATCGGTACTATCAAGTGAGACAACTCGTATTTTATGGTTTTCAGAATCTGCAATGTAAACGTTTCCGAACGAATCAACGCTTACACCGTTACAAGCACCAGTTTCACCGACATTCGTTAATCTGTATATAAAATTTTCTGTCACATTTGTTTCAGAATATTGTCCATTAGAACTTGGCATAAAACTTATCATCTTATTATTCGTATCTGAAATATAAACATTTCTTAAAGAATCAATATACACCGATTGTGGATTATTTAGCTTTGAATTTGTTGCTAATACTCCAAACGTGGGTGCTCCACTAGACCCAGGGATTCCTGCTATAGTGTATATATAATTTCCGTTCCTACTGTTTCCAAAATGGTAGCCACTACTTTTTGGTATAAATCTTATTACATGGTTTCCCGTGTCTGAAATATAAACATTTCCTTCAAAATCTAGGGCTACATATCCTGGACTATTTAACTTTGAAGATATTGCTTCTATATTATCTTCAGCGTTACCCTGCTGGTAGTCTTGCCCCTGCCCAGCTATTGTGTACATAGTCGGCATATCGTTATTTGTTTTCATTCTTCTGCCAAAATAATCTCCAGTTACTCTTGGCATAAATCTTATTCCATGATTAGCCGAATCTGCGATGTAAACATTTCCTCCCGAATCAACTGCTACACTTTTCGGGAATCTCAAGTAACGATATTCTGCTGGCATACCCTCTGTGCCTCCTCCGGCCTCTCCAACCCGTCCAGCTATTTTGTATATATAATTTGCTGTCATATTTTTTACAAAATACGTTCCATTTACTTTTGGTATAAATTTTATTGCATGGTTTCCAGTATCCGCAATGTAAACATTTCCCGCAGAATCTACAGCAACACCAGCTGGACTATTTAACGGTGAATTTGTTGCTAGTTCACCATTATCGTTTGAACCTCTACCGACGCTGCCATTTCCAGCTATTGTGTATATAAATTTGGCTGTCATATTTTTCCCAAAATATGATCCATTTACTTTTGGTATAAATTTTATTTTATTGTTACTCGTATCTGCAATATAAATATTTTGAGATGAATCTGTGACTACATCACATGGAGAATTTAATACTGGAGATGTTGCTAATATTTCATCAGCTCCACCACCCCCATCCCCACCCGCTATTGTATTTATTCTGTAGTACTTCTTAAATAGTACTATTGGAAAATACTCCCCGTCCACTTTTGGTATAAACATTATTCTATTATTCCCAGTATCAGCAATATAAACATTTTCCAATAAATCAATGCTTAAACCGCGAGGGTTTTTTAACATCGTACTTGGTCCTAATAATGCACCCTGGACTACACGTGAAATTTCAAGTGAAAATCCAGTTCCAGCTATTGTGTATAAACAATATGCGTTAAAATATTGTCCAAAATATGGTCCACTAACTTTTGGTATAAATTTTATTTTATGGATTCCAGTATCCGCAATGTAAACATTTCCAAAAGAATCTACAGCAACGCCAGCTGGACTATTTAACTTTGAATTTGTTGCTAGTGTTGCTAGTGCAACATTATTATATCCACTTTCATCGAGGATGCCAGTTCCAGCTATTGTGTATATATAATTTGCTCTCATATTTTTCTCAAAATACACTCCATCTACTTTTGGTATAAATTTTATTTTATTGTTACTTGTATCCGCAATGTAAACATTTTCCACAGAATCTAGAGTTACAGCAGATGGAGAATTTAATCCTGAAGATCTTGCTAGTGCGTCGCTTGAATCTCCAGGTGACCCAGTTCCTGCTATTGTGTGGATTTTATTTGCTGTCATAGCTATTCCAAAATATGTTCCACCGTGTTTTGTTACAAATCCTATTCTATGATTATTTGCGTCCGCAATATATACATTTCCCATAGAATCTACAGTTGCACCCGACGGAGAATTTAATTCTCTATCTGAGGATGAACTAACGGTTCCTGCTATTGTATATATATTATTTGTTGTCGTTTTTCCGCCACGTAAAAATTCAGACGGAACAAACACAATTCTATAATTATACGTGTCTGCAATATAAACATTTCCCACCGAGTCAACGCCCACATCGGATGGGGTATTGACACCACTCCTTGTACCATCTCCACTTTGAATGTCAACCGACCTCTGTTGTCCATAGATTGAGTAAATAAAATTTGCTTTCATATTTTTTTTAAAATGCAACCCACCACTAGTTGGTATAAACATTATTCTTTGGTTATCAGTGTCTGCAATATAAACATTTCCCACCAAATCTACTGCTACACCCCTTGGTTTTTTCAAAGATGCGCTATCTCTTGACCCGACACCCTGCTCAGTCCCACTTTGCCGCGGCCTTCCTGCTATTACGTACATTTTGTTCTCCCCCATACTAATTCCATAATACATCCCTGGCACTCTTGATATAAATTTTACAACATCGTTATCCATGTCTGCTATGTAAACATTTCCTACAGAGTCTACACACACTCCATATGGGTACTGCAATTCTGTATTTGTTGGAACGGCTGGTCCAAGGATACCAGTCCCTATAATCCCAACCCGTCCAGCTATTGTATATACACAATTTTCCATCATATTTTTTCCAAAATATAATCCACTGACTTTTGGTATAAATCTTATTACATGGGCATTTTTGTCCGAAAAAATAATATTACCCTGATAATCTACACATATTCCAGTCGGGCCATGGGAGGGTGAATTTCTTAGGGATGCACCGTCTGTTATGGGATTGCTGTCGTTGGGGGGTCCTCTGGTTCCTGATAATATATATACAATATTTTCTGTCATAGTTTTTCCAAAATATGTTCCACTGACTTTTGGCATAAATCTTATTACATATCTACCTGCGTCGGCAATATATAAATTACCCTGAGAATCCACACATGCTGTTTTTGGCCTGATGGTAAGATATTCATTTGGATCCTGTTGACTCGTTATATTATATATAAAATTTGCTGTCATAGATTGTCCAAAATACAATCCATCTACTTTTGGTATGAAACTTATTCTTTCATTAGTTTCATCCGTAATAAAAATATTTCCGACAGAATCTGTAATCACAGATGATGGATCTTTTAATTGTGAATTTGTTGCTAAAAAGCCAGTTCCATTATCTCCCGCCACACCCGTTCCGGCTATTGTGTAGAAAAAATTTGAACTTACGGATTTATTAAAATACTGGGGTGTAATGGTATTGTCGTTTACAGAGTATTTTTTACCATTAAATTGTGCAATATATGTAGAATCAAGATCAATAATTGAACCATTAGTTAAAAATCTTCCAGACATATTATGTTATTATATAATATATTTGCATAACAAGTTAAATACTATTTACTTGTTGTGCAATTTTATTAACTGTGTTTGCAAATATTATATTTTGTTCTCTCTAACTTCAAATAAAACTACTTTGGTATTAGGATTAAATTATTCGTGTGTTTAATTTTGAACAAATTGTTTGAATTGTCTCCAGGAAACATTCATAGATTCTTTTATTGGACTAGCAGTAGGTTCAACCTTGTTTTGTTCCTCCAATTTTCCGGCTTTTTTAAGAGCGCTGTCAACATACATCTCTTTTAAAAGTTGACCAACAAAATATGAACCATCATGTTGGTCAATTTCGCCGTCTTCTATTCTGCGCAACACATTCAAAAACTTGTTCAAAATTCCAAGATCAATTTCATCCTTTCTAATCTTGTTGTAAATATCTGTGTAATATGTAAATAAAAATGAACATTCATTCATTCCTTCTTCGTTAATTTTTTCGGGATCGCTTCTATGTTTAGCTTTAATCATTAGTAAATTATTAATGTCTTCTTGTAATAAATGACTGTGTTTTAATTCTCGTATTAATTCTGTTTGATCTTCAACATTATTTGCCTTAATCATTTTCTGCAAATGAAGTCTAGAGTTGTCGTCCATATACAGAAAATGCTAGATATTTTTTTATATTTTTATTACGAATTGTTATATTTTCTATTTTTACAGTTTTCTATTTTACAGTTTTCTATTTTTCCAATTTATTTAATATATAATAAATATATATGTCAAATCCTATCGTTACAAATCCACCTCTTGCATTGAAAGGTCCAGGAGGTATTCCTCAATTTCAAGCTCCAGCACCCGCTAATGGCAGCGCTAGAATGGATGCTATACAAACAATGAATGCAAACGACACAAAATTGACTGCGTTAAACAATGCTGCAGGAGGATCTCGTAGAAAATACAGAGGAGGTGAAGCCGGTGTCACTGTTTTACCTCCAGGACCAACTCCTATTTATAAAGACAACCTAGCCGGAACTCCTTATGGCGCACAAAATCAAACTATCGGCGCAATGACTACAACTTTAAATCAAAATGAACAAGCAAAATATGATCAAGTGCAACTTGCAAAAGGAGGAAATAAAAGAAAAAGAAGAGGTGGTGTAAAGTGGGGGTGTTATAGTGGCGGAAAACGCAAATCTAGAAGACATTCAAAGAAGTCTTCTAGAAAATCAAGAAAATCAAGAAGAAAGTAAATTTAGTGCAATAATTATATCCGAATAATATAAGTTATGCCAAAAGGAGTAGATTGGATTAATTTTATATATGTGAATTTAGGTTTTGTCGCGCTTACCTTTATTATGTATTATTTTGGCGCCGTTGCAGAAATAAAGAAAGATTGGCCAAAATACAGATGCAATCCAATGTTTATGCCTTTGTCTGATAATTTGCAACAAGACTTTGTGTTTTGTGTGCAAAGCATGCAAACCAATTTTATGGGATACTTGTTGCAACCCATCAATTATGTTGTCAGTATGTTATCAAATATGGGAGGCAACTTTACAGTTTCGTTGGATTTTATAAGAACTTCTATAAGCAATATTCGCACATTTTTTACATCTATAATTCAAAATATTTTTGGGGTATTTTTAAATTTAGTAATAGAGTTTCAGAAGATAACTATAAGCATTAAGGATTTAGTTGGAAAAATTGTTGGTGTTATGGTAACCATTATGTATTTAATTGATGGAAGTATAAAGACAATGCAAAGCACATGGAATGGTCCTCCGGGTCAAATGGTACGGGCTTTGGGTGGAGGTTGCTTTCACCCTGATACAAAAATAAAATTAAACGACGGAATAGTGAAAACCATGAATGAATTGAATTTAGGAGATATATTGGAAAGTGGAAGCCGTGTTGATGTAATAATGAAAGTAGACAATAAATTAAATGAAAACTTTTACAAATTTGCAGGAAAAGGACCTGAAGGTTCAGATATACATGTTACCGGAACACATATGATTTTTAGTGAAATTGAAAATAAATACATAGAAGTAAAGAATCATCCAGATGCCGTGTTAACGGAAGAAACCGCGAATTGGTTTTCGTGTTTAATAACAGACGACAATAAGATTCAAATAGGACAACACAAATTCTGGGATTGGGAAGATGATATATTGAAAATGTAATCATTCACGTGAATATGTAAAATTAAATATTATCCATTTACTATAATATGGATAATATTTCACAAAGTGCTCATAAAATAAATGAAATGTACGCAAAGTTATCATATTTTGATCAATATGGTGGTTCTGTTGTTATGTTTATAATATTGCTTGTAATTCTATTTGTTGCAGTGTCGTATACTACGATAATGAGAAACATACAGCCGATTAAGAATGATTGGTCGGCGCAAAGATGTAGTCCGTCTGTCATTCCTTTTGCAGGATTAATTAATAAACCAGACAATATGTCAGTTGTAGATTTTACTGGTCAGAATTTTACTTATTGCATGCAAAATATTTTAACAAATATAACGGGTTATGCAATTCAACCCATATCATATATGACATATTCTATTAAAGAATTATTTGCGGCTATTGCTGAAGCGATTCAATACATTCGCACAATAATGGCAAACATACGAAATAGCATGGTAAGTATTGCTAAAGAGATTTTAGGAAGACTTGCAAATATTATGGTTCCAATTCAACAGATATTAATAGCATTCAAAGACGCAATGAACAAAGTAAAAGGCGTATTAACTGCCGGATTATACACAACCTTGGGAAGCTATTATGCATTGAAATCAATGTTGGGGGCTATAGCGCAGGTTATAATTACAATTTTGATAGTATTGGCGGCTTTAGTTCTAGCAATGTGGATTATACCGTTTACTTGGCCAGTGGCGATTTCAATGACAGCAGTTTTTATATCAATATCTATACCATTGGCAATTATAATTGCATTTATGACAGAAGTGTTGCATGTAAGAACGTCGTTTTCTATACCCGGGGCACCTACTCAACCGGCGGGTGGCGCGTGTTTTGACGGAAAGACAATGTTGCAAATGCAAGACGGCAGCGAGAAATCCATAGTAAGTATTAATCCAGGAGATGTGTTGCAAGGAAACAATATGGTAACATCAAAAATGGCATTGGAATCAATTGGGCAACAACTATTTAACATCAATGGAACAATCGTAAGTGGTACACATAAAGTTAGACACAGTGGAAGATGGATATCAGTTTCAGATCACCCCGATAGAATAAGCATCCGACATTACAATTCGCATTTAATATATTGTTTAAATACCAGTTTAAAGAGAATTCAAATCGGCGAACAAATTTATATGGATTGGGATGAATTATACGACGAAGACATTGAAACTATATTATGTTCTATTAGAGGAAATATAGGAGAACCAGTAAATGTCGCAGAATTACACACCCTTTTTGATGGAGGATTTTCAGGAGAAACTAAAATAACCATGAATGACTGGTCTATAAAAAATATTAAAGATATTCAAGTTGGAGATGTATTAGATAATAATATACTTGTTTTTGGTATAGTCACTGTAAATGGTAGCACTTTAAGCAAACAATACCAATATAATTTAGGCGAAGGTGCGATTTTTAAAGGGGGGCCAAATTTAAACATCGGTGATAAAAATTTAGAAAGAATAAGAATGCAAATATTGGAAAATAAAGAAGATAAACTGTATCATTTAATCACTAAAGAAAAATACTTTTATGTTGATGGCGTTAAATTTTTCCATTATGATTCAAACGTAGAGCTACTTTTAGACAGGTATCGTGAAAATTATTATCTATGAAATATGTATAATAATGGAACTTTTATCTGCATCCTTGAAAAATATGGAAATTACCGTTTTTGGTATTAAATTAAGACTCGGTGTTATTATATTGATTGTTGTTTTATATTGGCTTTTATGGGGCCACGTTCTTTGCTCCTGCTCTCGCGTCGGGTTGTTGGAGGGATTGCAAGATATGGCTGGGGCCGTTATGACAGACGAACAAAAGAAAATGGCTCACAGTGCTGTTATTGATGGCCCCGCAGAGGCTTCTGTGTCTACTTCTACTACCACCAACGCGGCAATGACTGCGGCAAATCTTTCTAAGGACGCGGTTGCAGCAACGGTAAATCCCGAGGTTCCGACCCTTTCCGGTATGGAGGGTTTTGTTGGCGCCAATACCAACTACGGCCAATCTTCCAACTACAGTTTGTCAAATAATAAGGGCGTAAATACTTCGTCATGGTTTACACCCAATCTTACTTACAAAAAGGGTGGCAAAGAAGGAAAAGGTGTGCAAAACATATTGAACCGTCCCAAACAACCTATTCCTTTACCCGAGGGAGAAATGTTAATGTTTGCAAACACAGAATTTAAGCCCGAGTGCTGCCCCAATGCTTACAGCAACTCCACGGGTTGCGCTTGTATGACAACCGATCAATACAACTATTTAATTTCACGCGGCTCAAATAATGTTCCTTATTCAGAATATTAGAGGATAAATTTTTTACCTGCATTCAATCAAATAATCAAAATGATTAATTTTGCTAATAAAATCTAAAATGTCTATATCAATGTGTATTGCGGGAGACCAGTCTATAGTGTATTTATTATTATGAGTTTCTATTAGATACTCATAATATTCTTTCAAATTCATGCGAGATTCTATATTATGTTTTACGCAAACTAGAGACCATTGCGGAGGATCAAATGGATAATCTTGCGGATAAACAATTTTTGTTTTTATGGTAAGATAACAGTTTAGATAAGAAGATATTTTGCAAATTATGTCCATTGGCAAACATCTAATATTAATCATCTTATTAACTTCTTTGAAACTAACGGTGCATATTACAGCCTCATTATTATGAGTTGCGTTAATATTTACAATCCTTTGAGGTGTGTCAATAATACCAAAATACTCTTTTAAATTTGAATTATTTTCTTGTTCAAATCTTTTAAATCTTCGTTCTAAAATTCCGTTCATGTTTGAGTTTCTCTTTTATTTTAATTAAATTTTTAATTCAATTTTAAAGACTTCCTCCAGAATAATAAGCTAGTCTTTTTTGTCTAAGCAATTCTTTATTGTCTTCTTTTTCGTTTTCTTTTTCTGTTGGAGAAATTATATAATTGTATTGTGGTGAATCTAGAAACTTCAACCAAGAAAAATGGTCTATCTTGCGAAATGTTCCCAAACATATTGACCAATCTTTTTCCGTTTTTTTTCCGATATGTCTGCAACCATTTGTATTTGTCATCGTTATATGCTTTAACCACGGACCTGTTTTTACTACAATTGCGTAAAATGTAGACAATGATTTCCACGGTATAGTTTGTATTTTATCTTGGGGTTTTCTGTATTTACACTGTATTGTGTAATAATGTTCGCCCTTTTTTGAAAGCAAGTCAATACCATAGTCATTCTTAGTTAAATCAAACTTATTTTTTAATTCCATAGGAAAATCCTTATAAAACCAAACTTGGTCGTGTTTCAATACATTCTCAATATATAAAAAACAAAACGCTTCAAATAAATCCCCCTTCTTTTTTTTATTATTTGCTTTTTCTTTTAATTCACACATATTGTGAGCAACACCACCTTCTATGTAGTTTTCAAATTCTTGCATTAGACAATCAAATTTATTCTTATCCTGAATATTTATGATTTTAGATGTTAATTCTTTTGCGGTATGTAGCGCCTTATCGCCCATTTAATAATATAGCGAGTTGTGTTTATATCTAATTTACAGGAAAACAACTGTAACATTTATTGCAATAACAAATGCGCTGTGAGCGGTCTGGGTCAACATCAATATAATCCTCTACATATTCATGCCTGCATCCAGACTTAATTCGTTGCTCCACAATAGTAGTCAATGACTCAATGCGCACCATTAATTCCCTATCTCTTTGCAAGTCTACCTTAGATTTAATCAAAATGTTGCGTAAAATAACAAGTGCATCTATGTTGGGTTCCTCCAAGTTTTTCTCCATGTTTGTTATATTTAAATGTCAAAATGTGTTTATATTGTATTTAGAATGTATAAAATATTTCTGTATTATATATGTCGGGAAACGGAGAATATAATAGAAATCAAGATGCCAGAATGGATAGAGAAAGACGACAAAGAGAGCATCAAGAATTTTTAGCTTCTTTAACTCCAGAACAATTGCGTAATTATAATGAAGAGAGACAACGCGCATTAGACCTAGGGCGAAGACAAGCTCGCATATGGTCTGGCACCGTTTTGCATAGAAGACATATAGACAATGTTATATCAGAAGAAGATGATTTTGCTGCAAGAAGAGAAGCGGAAAGACAACAACAGCAACCAGGTGGTAGAAGAAGAAAAAAGCGAAATACAAAAAGAAATACGAGGAGAACAAGAAAACATAAAAAAACTCGCCGTTGTAGGACAAAAAAAATATAATAATTCATAAAAAAATTTATTATTATGAATTATTTTTAAATTTTTAACCCCAATTTTTCTCCACTTTTTCTAAAAGTGGATTTAGACGTACATTCCACGAATTGCCATGTTGTCATCTCGTTCCTTCTTTATGAGCTTGTCAATGACATCCTTTGTTACTGTAAGTGGGAATGACACTTCAAGCGCCATTTCACCCTCAAAGATATTAGACCCAGGACGCATCAGCCTATACAGGTTGAGCTTCGTGTAAACAATCTCCAAACAACGTTTCAAGTTGCGAACTCCGTCTTCCTTGTCACAGTGTGTCTCAATAATGTATTGCAATGACTCCTCAGGAATAATAATATCTTCAGAAGAGAACTTGACTTGTTCACGAATCTTGGGAAGCAAATAATCATTGGAAATAACAGTCTTCTGCTTCTTGTCGTAACCCTTGGTCTGAATCCTATACATACGGTCGCGCAATATGGGATTTACCTTGCTCTCATCATTATAACTGAAAATGAACAAGCATTTGCTCAAATCAAAATCAATCTCTGCAAAATATTTGTCATGAAACTGGCTGTTCTGAGAAGTGTCCGTCAAGTGAGTCAAAATGCCAGCAATTTCCTCACCCTTGGGCGTATCGCTAATCTTATCCAATTCATCAAAGTAAATTACTGGATTCATGCACTTGCTGTCAATTATAATTTGAACAATCTTGCCCCAAACACTGCCTTCATAGGTGTAGGAGTGTCCTTCCAAGAAACTACTATCAGTCGCGCCTCCTAGAGCAATAAAGGCAAACGGACGGTTCAGAATCTTACTAATTCCTTCCTTGACAAGAGTTGTCTTGCCAGTTCCCATAGGACCCTTGATAGCAATTGCGGTTCCAAGAGCAGATGGGTTAGTAACAAGTTGTCCAAGCATCTGCATAATTTGCATTTTTGCGTCGTTGAGGCCATAAACGGCAGAATCAAGCGTTTTTTGAGCATTTTCCATGAATTCGTGACACGCCTCAACGCCATCGGAAATATTAACTGGTAAATTTTCGTACTTGTTGAATGGGATCTGCATAAATGTGTCAACCCAATTCTTTATTTTATAAAACTCACCACTTCCGGGCTCCATATATCTCAATGAATTAAGTTTTTTCATGGCGGCGGCTTTGAAAATTGGAGGAATTTTTGCTTCAAGCAATGCCATCCTGTGAGGAACCGTATTTCGTGTAATTTTATTGATCTCGCGAATCTCCTTAATAACCTTGACTTGTTCCGTATGAGTAAGCGTTTCAAAGAAAGCTGAATCATTCATAGAATTCTTGTCGTGAATAATTCTCTTGAAAATTCGTGAGTTCTTCTCCTTTTGCTTCCCAAGCTTCTTCTCACGCTTTTGCATCTTTTCTTTGATTCTCTCTTCGCAATCCTTGATACAGTGCTCCATCATTTTATTCTCAGGATTCTTTTCAAAAACTTCCTTTAGCTGTTTGAGTGCAAGTTCATCGCTCTCTAAGCTATTTTCAGAAGACTTTGGAGTCTCAACGATGTCCTCGTCAATAACCAATTCACCATTCTCTTTTTGAGATTTTCTTTGATTCTTTGACTTTTTAGATCTAGTTGCTACTATCTCATTCTCCTCGTCATCATCATCATCGTCGTCATCGTCATCATCATCTGTATCAGTAGACACGCTCTCATCTTCATCTTCTGTAAAATCATTCTCATCATCATCTTCCCATTCATCTTCATCATCATCTTCCCAATCATCCTCATCATCTCCCTTTTGACCAATTGTAAAGATAATGTTGAACTTTCCTGGTTTTCCGATTTCATCTTCGTCATCTTCATCATCATAATCATCTTCGTCTGATTCCTCAGAGTCTTCCTTGACAACTTCCTTTGTTGTCTTTTTTCCCTTAGACTTTTTTTGAGTCTTTTTCGTACTCTTTAAAAGGGTTTTTGATGGTTTCTTTTTTATATATCCTTTTTCTTCTTCTTCACTATCCTCTTCTTCATCATGATCTTCGCTTGGAACCGTTTTCAAGAATTTCTTAATTTTTTCTCCCATTTTTACCTTTTTGTCAATAAATTTTGATGGAAACATTTTGCTAAGAAACTTGCGATATTCGTGCACATCCATCTCGTCGTCTTCATCTTCGCTTGCCATAAAGTCACCTCCGTCGTCGTCAGAATCCTCGTTGGATTTCTTCTTACGAGAAAGTTCTTCTTGCTTTCTATTTTTCTTAGAAGTTTCCTTCTTGGTAGTCTTAGTTTGATTGTCTCTTGTCATTTTCTGTATATTACACTAATTTTATTTTTTTAAGCCGAAATCAATTTTTTATTTAAGTCGGAAAATAAAAAATTACAGTGTTATTTATTTTGAAGCAATCCATATTATGTATGCCAAGTAGAGGCCAAAAAAGTTTTTAGCAAACAAATCTAAAATATTATAAAAAGTATTTTTCCAATGATATGACATTAACGCAGCAAATCCATAAATAGACCATATTGCGCAAAAATATATAAATATTGTTGTTCCCTGAATTGAATATTTTGCATAATTCTCATAAATTAAATAGAATAAAATTGTAAAAGGTATGAATCCACAAAAAACGGCAACATATTTATTTAAAATGTTGAATTCATTGAGTAAACCAAATGTTAACATAATTGCATTTAAAATTATTATATAAGTTATGGTTGTTGAATTATTCTTTAAAATTTTGAAAAAATCGTCATTTTTATCAATATCATTTTCATTTTTATTTTCATTTTTGTCTTTTTCATAGTCATTCAAATAAATTAAATATATTGTAAGTGTTATCAACATTGTTGGTGTTGTTATAAACCAGTCAAAGTATCTATATGGCGTTATATTTTCAATTGTTTGAACTGCTGTTGCCAACCAAACATAAAATGTTCCCTCTACTATTTGAACAACAAATTCAAGTGCTAATAACTGTTTTAAAACCAAATAAGGTTTAGGAATGTTCAACAGTAAAACATAAAGGTCTATAACAGCTGTAATAAATTGAACTAAAAGAGAGGCGTTTGCACTGTGTTTTATTATGTGGTGATGCTTTTTCAACATTATTCTTATATTAAACAAATAAAAATATATTCCGTTCAAGATTTGAATGTAAAAATATGACTTAAAAAGATTAAAATAAAATTGATTTTAAACAATCTAAATATTATCTTGTTAATATAAGGAAGATGTCCAAGAGTATGAAACAAACTAATATAAATCCTTCTAAAATTATTGGGATTCAATTTAGTATATTATCGCCCGATGAAATCCGCAAGGGCTCTGTTGCCGAAATTACTACTAGAGACACTTATGTAAACAATAAACCAATTATTGGAGGCCTGTTTGACCCAAGAATGGGAGTTCTTGAACCCGGTCTTATCTGCCCAACTGACGGCTTAGATTATATGCAAACACCCGGTTATTTTGGTCACATTGAGTTGTCAAAACCAGTATTTTACATCCAGTATCTCAGCACAATCTTGAAAGTTCTTCGTTGCTGTTGCTTCAAATGCAGCAAACTTATGATTAGTAAAGAAAAGTATAAGCAAGCGTTGAAGCTCAGTGGAGACGCAAGATGGAAGTATGTCTTCTCGCTTGCAAGTAAAATGAAGAGATGTGGTGAAGACACTGAAGATGGATGTGGATGTCTTCAACCCAACAAGATTAGGAAGGAAGGTCTTGCGACCATTTACGCCGAGTGGAAAAATGATGTGTCTTCTGAACAATCGCAGAACATTGTCATTAAGCTTACCCCCGAAATGGTTCTTAAAATTTTCAAGCGCATTTCGGATGAGGATGTGTCATTTATGGGATTTAGTCCTGTGTGGTCTCGCCCCGATTGGATGGTGTGCCAAGTGATGGCCGTTCCTCCTCCAGCTGTTCGCCCATCCGTCAAGCACGATGCTCAACAGCGTTCAGAAGATGATTTGAGTCACATCCTTGTCAACATTATTAAAACCAACAAGACTTTGCAAGAGAAAATTCAAAATAACGCTCCTGCAAATGTCATTGATGATTGGGCAACCGTTTTGCAATACTATGTTGCGACTCAAGTTGATAATAAGATTCCTGGCGTTGCCTCGGTTGCTCAACGATCCGGTCGTCCTCTCAAGTCTATCAAGGACAGGCTCAACGGAAAGGGTGGGCGCATGAGGGGTAACTTGATGGCTAAGCGTGTTGATTTTAGCGCTCGTTCTGTTATTACTGCCGATCCCAACATTTCTATTAGAGAACTTGGTATTCCCATGAAAATTGCCAAGAATATAACCAAACCAGTAGTGGTAAATAATATAAACAGAGCATTCTTGACAAAACTGGTGCAAAATGGCCCTGATATCTGGCCTGGTGCTAAGATTTTGGAAAAGAAAAATGGCGACTCAATTACTTTGCGATATGTAGACAAAAAATCAATTGTTTTGGAGAATGGTGATACAGTTCATCGTCACATGATGGACGGAGATCCGATTCTCTTTAACCGTCAACCAACTCTTCACAGAATGAGCATGATGTGTCACATCGCCAAGGTTATGAGAATTGGTGACACTTTTAGAATGAATGTTGCTGACACCAAACCATACAACGCGGATTTCGATGGAGATGAGATGAATCTTCATATGCCTCAAGACACAGAATCTGATTCCGAGTTGAAAAACTTGGCCGCGGTTCCATATCAAATTATTAGTCCCGCAAACAATTCATCAATCATTGGCATTTTCCAGGATTCTCTGCTAGGATGTTATCGTTTTACAAGAGAAAATATTCGTTTCACGCCTCGCGAGGCAATGAACTTGCTTATGATGTTTCAGCGCGTAGATACTAGTAAACTTTTAGAAAAGGCGGAGAATGGAACAGGTATGATCTCCAACTTTGATATTTTGTCACAAATTCTTCCACCCATTTCACTAAAATACAAGACAAAGCTCTTTAATGATAGCGAAAAACCTAATGAATCTAACAATATTTTGGAAATTGTCAACGGGCAATATATTCGCGGTCAAATGGAGAAGGGTGTTCTTGGTGGTGGAACCAAGGGCCTAATTCATCGCACTTGCAATGATTATGGAAATATGGCATCCGCCGACTTTATTGATGATTTGCAAAACATTATTACAGAATATCTAAAGACAAGTTCTTTCAGTGTTGGAATAAGTGATTTGCTTTCAGATGAAAAAACCAATCAGGAAATTATTGCGGTGATTGATAAGAAGAAGAATGATGTTAAGAATCTAATTGACCAAACTCAAATTGGTGTATTTGAGAACAATACTGGCAAAACTAATGAAGAGGAGTTTGAAACACAAGTCAACAATATTCTCAATCAAGCTACTTCTGAATCTGGAAAGATAGGTCTTAAGAGTTTGAACAAAGATAACCGCTTTGTTACCATGGTTAACGCCGGGTCAAAGGGAAGCGATTTGAATATTTCCTTCATGATTTCTTGCTTGGGTCAGCAGAATGTGGATGGAAAGCGCATTCCTTATGGGTTTGACCACAGAACTCTTCCACACTTTACCAAGTTTGATGATACGCCAAGCGCGCGTGGATTTGTTGAAAGTTCTTACGTTAATGGTTTATCTCCTCAAGAGCTCTTCTTCCATGCAATGGGTGGTCGTGTCGGTCTTATTGATACTGCAGTTAAGACATCTACTACTGGATATATTCAAAGAAGACTCATCAAGGGTCTTGAGGATTTGATGGTATCCTATGACATGACTGTTAGAACAAACAAGGGCAAAATTGTTGAGTTCTCGTATGGTGATGATGGAATTGATCCAGTAAAAGTAGAAAACCAACCAATTCCTTTGGTATCCATGAGTGTTCAAGACATTTATGCACACTTTAATATTCCGGATGAGGCGGGCAAGATGAAGATGCTTTCTCAATTCTTCTTGAAGAATACTATGTCTCGGTTTAAGAAGGAGTTTAAGGAGACACAAGAAAAGTGTAAGAAATATACTGACATCATGATTGAGAATCGCAACAATATTGTCAAGAATGTCTTCAAGTATAAGGGTGACAGTGTTGTGAACTGCCCAGTTGCATTTGTTTACATCGTCAACAACATTATTGGACAGCAAAATATTAACGGAAATTCAATTGTTGATATAACGCCTCTAGAAGCGTTTAACATGATTGAAGAGACTTATGAGAATCTGGAGAAAATTCGTTGTGCCCCTCCTACCGAGCTTTTCAAGACGCTATATTATTTCAACTTGTCCCCTAAGGATCTGTTGATTGTTAAACGTTTTAATAGATCGTCATTGACGCTGTTGTTGGAGACAATTACTTTAATGTATAAAAGAGCCATTGTTGCGCCAGGTGAAATGGTCGGGATGATTGCTGCACAGAGCATTGGAGAGCCTACTACACAGATGTCATGTCCATTTCATCAGCATATTAGGTGTGTAAAAATTAATAAGACAACACAAAAAAAAATCTCAGTGTCAGGAAATATTGGTGATATATGCGATGAGTTAATTACTAAGTTTCCCGAATATACCTTTAACACGGGTCATCATGATAGCGTTGAAACATTGTTGGACGCTATTGATGACGAATATTATATTGTAGGAGTTGATGCTGATGAAAAAACTCATTGGAATAAAATATCACACGTTAGTCGCCATCCAGTAAATGGTGATTTGATGCGCATTACTACTAAAAGTGGAAGAATTGTTGAAACAACAACTAGTCATTCTCATTTGGTTCGGGATGAAAACTCACAAACTGTTGTTCCCATTATTGGTGCAAATATGACAGAAGGAATGCGCATTCCTGTTGCAAAGCACATTGATAATGCGTTTATTCAAGATATTATAATGGTTGGTGATAAAGAATATAAATTGGATTATTTATTTGGTTGGTTTGTTGGCGCCTACCTAGCAGAGGGAAATTTAAATAAAAAAACTGGAACTCAAGAAGTTTCGGGGTCTATAAATATTACTAACATTTCGCCTCATTTTATTGAGAATACTAAGAAATTTGCAAAACAGTTTGGAAAGGAATGTAGAGTAGTTGAAAGAGAAGGTGAATATGGACAAAGTGTTATTACGACATTTTCATGCAAACCCTTAGCAGATTTCCTTCTTAAAACCTGTGACAATGGTTCCTTTGTAAAGCATGTTCCAGATTTTGCATTCTTAGCACCAAATGAGTTTAAGGCAGGGCTCATTCAAGGATACTTTGATGGTGATGGAAATTTCCAATGTGATGGCGGACATCATCAAATCCGAGCGTGCAGTCGTTCCATGCAACTTATTAAAGATATGGCATTATTGTTGAATTATTTTGATATTTTCGGTTCTATCAAATCCAATTTCACACGCGGTTCTAATATTTATAATTTATCCATCTCAGCAAAATATAGCCGACAATATCAGTCGCAAATTAATTCTCTGGTTCATTCAGACAAGTTGCAAAATTTGGTAGATTATATCAGCAGAGAAAATGCTCATGACTTGTCAGACGAGATTGATAAGATAAACGGACTTGGTAAAATAATCGCAAAGTGTGGCAAACTACTAAAGTTACCCGGACAAAGTCGTAATTATGGACGCTGGGCAAAGAAATCAACGGTTGGTCGTCGCACTTTAGAAAAATATATTAAAATATTTAAGTCGCACGAAAACGCCACATTGATTACTGAAGAACTTAAAATTTTGAACCAAGCCGCCACCTCTGGTGTAGTCTGGGATGAAATTAAAAAGATTGAAATATGGACACCTGAACAAACCGAATATGTCTACGATTTTACGGTTCCAGCAAATCAAACATTTATGACTGATTATGGTGTCATTATTCACAACACGCTCAACACTTTCCATTTTGCCGGAGTAGCGTCAAAATCTAACGTCACACGTGGTGTGCCAAGAATTGAGGAAATCTTGTCGTTATCCGCGGAACCCAAGAATCCTTCACTCACAGTTTATTTGAAGGAGGAAGACGAAAAAGACCGCGAAAAAGCTCAGAGCATTATGTATATGTTGGAACATACCAAATTGCAGGAGATGGTAAGTTCAGTTGAAATCTGTTTTGATCCCGACGACTTGAATACACTCATTAATGACGATAAATCCACTATGCAGCAATATAGGGCATTTGAAACTATGATTGACGAATGCATGGAATCCAGTGTTAGTGAAGATACAAACGAACGATCTAAATGGATTATTCGTATGAAAATGAACCCAGAGGTTATGTTAGAAAAAAATATAACAATGGATGATATTAACTTTGTTCTCAAAAATAGTTACGGAGATGATATTTCATGCGTGTATTCAGATTACAATTCTGACAAGTTGGTATTCCGTATTAGAATGAATAATATCTTGAAGCAAGGAACTGGAAAAGGTGCTGCAAAGAAGATAAAGGTGAATCCTCTTGACCAATCTGACCAAATCTACCTGCTCAAGAATTTCCAAGAACAGCTCCTGCAAAATATTGTTATTCGCGGCATCAAGAATATTAACAAGGTTATCTTAAGAAAAATAAAGGACAACGTGGTTGAAACCATGGGCTCTTACAAGAAGCAAGACATTTGGGTTTTAGACACAGTTGGAACTAACATTTTGGACGTTCTAGCTCTTGACTACATTGACTCTAGAAGAACTTTCAGCAACAATATTATTGAGGTGTATGATGTCTTTGGAATTGAAGCTGCTAGACAGACAATTTATAATGAGTTGGCAGAAGTTATTGAGTTTGACGGCACATACATTAATTTCCACCATCTTTGCATGTTGTGCGACAGAATGACCTTTACTAACAAATTAATTTCCATATTCAGACACGGCATTAACAATGACAACATTGGTCCAATTGCCAAGGCGTCGTTTGAGGAAACTCCAGAGATGTTCTTGAAGGCCGCAAGGCACGCTGAGCTGGATACTATGCGCGGCGTTTCTGCAAATGTAATGTGTGGTCAAGAAGGTTTGTACGGGACCAACTCATTCCAGGTTGTCTTGGATTTGGAGGAAATGAAAAAACTTGAAAATGTTGTAGCTTATGAAAAGCAAGACGACGAATTAGCTATTGAAAAGATGATTGGTGGATTGGAAGACCCAGACGATGCTTGCAGCAACAACAAGTTGACTATCCAAAACAATGTTTCAACCATTAAAACAGCCGACTTGGGTCAAGATAACGACTACAATCCTGGATTTTAAACTAATTATTTACAAAATATATAATATAAATAATTAATTACCATTATAATAAATGAATGCATTTCAAACTATTATCCAAAAATATTATGGTCAAGATAAAGTTTTTTGTTTAACAAAAAATAATGGTGTGAATTCTTTGGATTTTTTACAGTATGTTCACGAAAATAAATACAACAAAAAGACGGGTGCCGCTGTTTTTTTTTACCACTATATATTGCAAATATTTGTAGATGATGATAATGAATTTATTTATAAAAAATTCAATGAATTAAAAAAACTTGTTGTAAATCCGTTCATGTCCGAAAAAATGGCAAATTCATTATTGGATGATTTTTCAGGGTTTCAAAGAATATATAATGGATTTGTTAAATTTGCACATGTATATAAATTTAAAAAAGCAAAAGTCCAAATAAATACAGACTTGTGCATGAATGAATTAAATCCAAAGAAAGCTAGTGTTTTTATACTATTTCAAAATAATTTAAAATATTATTTTTCTGCTAGAGATTTGATGAACATGATTAATATCAATTTATCAAAATGTTCTAGATTTGCACCAGATTCAATCATTACAAAAAATCCTTATAATAATGTAGTTTTAAATGACACTTGCCTGTACAATATTTACTTTTTCTTGAGATGGAATGCATTCGGCATCCCAGAGTTAATTCAGGGTTATTTTAATTCAAATTTTGATATGTCAAAATTTCGCGATGATTATGAATCTAGCATTATTAATGCTCATATTAAAAATTACATATATACTTCGCATCATGACATGCTTTTTCCAATTTTTAAAGAGATGTGGGATACTTATTATCGCATTACAAAAAAAATTATAATTGACAAGGATTTTCCAAAAGACAAATTAATTAATATTATGAAACCCTATTTGCATTTATATTATACTAGTTTATATGCAACAAATGGAACATATAAACAATGTAAAGCCGATTATATTTTACGTAGAAAATTAATGAGATTTCGCAATTTTAATTCAAACTTTGGACGAAAGTATATTCGCATTAAAAAAAATATTTATGGAACGCGAACCGCAATTGAAGAGTTTGATTTAAAACACATAAATTTTTATAATTCTAATTTTGAAAATAATAACCAGATTCATGAAATTGAACGCGAGCGCGAAGATGTTATAACAAGGATACCGCAAAATATTTTTTTAAGTTATTATGGAGTTTTAGACGGTTTACACAATCTTGGCAGAATTCCATCGCCTAGTTTTGAATTTGACAACAACGTTTCAAATATTGAAAACGAACTTTATGAAGAGGAAGATGATGAAGATGAAGATGAAGAGGAAAAAGATGACGACATGTCTATTTCATAAATAATTTTTTACTTTTTAACTTTATTAATAGAGTATATTGTAATTCCTAATAAGAATAAATAAAAAAATTTTGGGTCATTACCGCCACCACCACCACCAAAACCACACCCAAAAATATTATTTTTATAGTTGATGTAACTGTTAAACTCTGGAATAGTGTTATAAAAACTCTTGTAAAAGTTGGGACTTAATGTGCGAAACATGTTATAATTAAATGCATAACATATTTTTAAATCTTTTAAAAAGGCACAAATTTAATTGTGGCATATACAAACCACAAAAGGACTACACCTATCCATTCCATCCATGTTTGATTATTATTTACTACGACAACATTCACATCTGCATGACCATTTTCTTCTGGCATTATTAAATTTATACATCAAGATCTTTCTATGTAAATTTAATAGACAATTATAATTTCAGGATTTATTCCTCTACAATAAACCCAATTGGTTTGGGTTTTAACTTTTTTGTTTTAGGTTTTGCAATCGTTACTGTAGCTTTTTGTTTCTTGCTTTGTTTTTCTTTGTTGGGTGCAACTGAAACAACTGGAGCATCTTCTTCGGAAGACTCCTCTACAATAATTTTACCAGTAAGTTTTGGTTTTGCTTTAATTACTGTTTTCTTTGTAAAAGTTTGAAACATTTTTTCTAACGTAAAGTTATTTGCAATTGAGTCTACAATCTCTTGTTTAGTTTCATCATTCTTTATAACTTCTAAAAAATGTTCTATTTTATCATCTTTTGAAATAATTACACTATATTTTGGAACATTTTCTGATCTCAGTGCAGGTGAATAAATAAATACAAATTCATCTTGAGGACTTCCGTAAAGGACTAAAAAGTTTTTTAAGCGATTTGTAATAATAATTGGCTTTGTAGCAACAATGATTGATGGTATATTGTATTTTTTCATTATTACCCATACATCCAAGTTAGTTATAAAATAATCATCCAAATAAATAAAATCCTGAAACGAAAGTGTTTTTGACTTGACTCGCGAACCCTGGGTTTTTTTTCCCTCCGATATCAAAATGTCCAATATCTGCGAACCATAAGCAGTAAAATATTTACTATAGTCCTCGTCTAATGCAGCCTTTATTTTATTCTTGTTTAATTTGTTTCCAGTGAATTTATAAATTATATTTGATAACATTTGAAATCCGCAGTTTATATCACTATCATCATTGTAGTATAATTCTCTAAAACCGGCTGGTAATATATCCTTCCACATTTTGGAAGATATATGAGTTTCTTTTGGCGTGCATTTTTCCTTCTCATCTTCAACCATTTTTTCTACAGGTTGTTCTTTTTGAACTGTTAGATTCAATGACTTATTTACTTCAAAAGTATTTTCATAAATTTGAGAAATTTTAGGCTCTGTGTTATCATATGTATTATATTTAACATATTTATTCATTTCTACGGGAACTAATCCATCAAAATAATCTTTTGTCAAGAGAGATTGAATTACTATTATTTCGTTCTCTCTTAAATTATAACCCAGAGTTCCAAAAGACAGATATGTTTGAGGTTGGAATATAAATGTTTTAATTCTACTGTATCTTATTAACTCGTCGGCCATTTTTCCAAAATAAATAATTTCGTTGCTATTTTTATCATTTAACAAATTTCTTTTTGGAATAATTAACTGGCATTTATTACCTTTTGTAAATGAACACACTGGATTTTTTGAATTGCATTTATCTCCGGGCAATGTAATACAAGTTGATACCGAATTAATTAAATTATAATCATAATTATCCGAAAAAACAATAGTGTCTTTTACTAAAGTTTTAATATATTCAATCACCTTGTGAAGCTTTGCAGAATATAAAACATACGATGCGTTTAATTCTTTTTCTATTGTTTCTCTCATAGTAATGTTTTCATAATCATTCAATAAAATCCGAACAGTATTTCTAAAAACATTGTAAAAATTTGTTTCCAATTTAATTCTTTTAATATAATCCGCACGCTCACTGTCAATTGTATCTGATGTAGATATATAAGACTCTGCTGAAACTATTGGTTTTGCATTTTTATTTACTATATAATTGTTGTCTTTTATAACTGGGATTGAATCTTTTACAGAAGAAATAGAAATTGGGTTGGATAGTTGAATAAATTGGTTGGTTTCTGTTAATATTCCAACTACGTGTTCGTCTTCTAATATTTTCAGTTCGGGATTTACAGGAACAACCCCTTTCGTATCCTTGTGAACCATAGTTAAAAATTTTATAGTTTTATCGTAAGGGTTATATATACTGTCGTCATTCATAAAAACAAAATTGGATAGCGAAGGCTCCATTGCTGCTGGATAACATGGTATATAACCAGAAATTCCATTTTTACTTGCAATAACTCCTATAACTTTACTTTGATAGTTCAAAATTTGCTTTTCTATTGTATAATCTTTACTATTTAATACACTTGTCAACTTCTCAAGTAAAATAGGATGTTTAAATTTATAGACAGTTGGCATACTTGATAACGGTGAACAAATTTCGCGAATAATTGGTTTAATAATCTTCTGAAATATTGCTCGCATGTTTGACGATAATACTTGACTGTGTTCACTAAAAAATTTTGTAACTTTTATAGATTTTTCCTTGTTTTCATATGCATATATGGGTTCGTACAACTTGTCAATTTTTACTATGAATAGTGTTTGTCTTGAAGAGTTGTACACTTCTCCGGAGTAATGATTTGTTGGACATATTAATTCAACATTATTGGTAATGTCATTATTTACAATTTCCATAATAATCAAGTTACAGCCCTTAGAAAATAAGCCAGGATTGGGTCTGCAAATAATGTCCCATAAATAAGTGTAATCAATCTCTTCCTTATCATCAGATAAATATGATATAAAATTTTCAAATGAACTTGCAACTTTTCGGAAATATTTGTCTTCTGTTGGAAGAAGTTCTTTGCCGGAATTATAAATTTTATTATAGAGTTTTGAGGTCAAGTATTTGGTAATTTCTATTTTATTAAGATTAGAATCATCTGCAAACGTAAAACTTGTTACATTATTTCCGTTTTGATATGTTATATAATCATCAATATTTATTGAATCTATAATAATTTTTTTCATATCTGACACGGACGGAATGTTCATAGTTTCTGCATAATACTTAGCGTCAGCTATGCAAGCTATAAATGATTGTTTGTTGCTAAATTCAACACCGTGTCTCAAAAGACAAGTGTGATTTGGTTTAATATTTGTGTTTGTTTTACTTATTTGACACGTTGAACTTGCTTCTTGAAAGAAGTTCTGAATGCTAACAGGCAAATAACCCCAACGCCCCGAATCTAATGGAAATTTTTCTGGACCTTTTACGTAATTGTCTTTCTCAACAACTTCATCATTGTCCATTTCTTCCTCTTTTTTTTTTTTACTTTTAGGTTTCTTTGACGCCACTGCATTAGACTGTTTCTCTTTTTCAGAGTCATGTTCTGAGCATTCTTTGCGTCTTCCAATTTGTCCAGGAGTGTTCCATTTTGAAAAACAACACGGAACGCATAAACCGTCTGGATGTTTTTTACTTGCTAGAAATCCAGGATAATGTTTTTTATAATTTTCTTTTGTTCCATGCTCTTGTTTATCAAAAAACTCATAGACATAATTGCCGTCATTCTTTATTTCTGTTTGATCGTCTGGTATAATTCCACCGCACGTTGGATGGCGCTTCGTCATTTTTCCGGTCTTTTTATCTACCACGTCAACCATCTCAGAAGGGTCAATTGGTCTATTTGTTTTTAAACACCAATACCTGGGGCAAGTATAATAATATTTATTGTCTGGCGTTGAACCATATTTGATTATATCCTCTTCTCTCAAAAAACTTTCTTTTTTAATAATATCGTTTTGTTTTTCTTTTGGATACGCGTCAAATGTTTCTTTTCCATATTTCTTAATAACTTTTTCATATTCCTCGTTCTTCATATGTTGCATTTCGTCTTCGGTAATTAAAACAGGTTGTCTCATTGCAGACGATGGACAAACACGAGAATATCTACCAAATTTGCCTTTGTCCTCTTTTAAAAACAGTACTGGATCTAATTCGTACATTCTAGAAGCAAACGGAGATGGATTTTTTAGTCGCATTCCAGCTATATCTCTCACAGTTTCTTCCTCTGGTTCTGGTTCTTCAACCTTAAATTTTAGAACTGGTTTTGAAATAGGTAGAGGTTTCTTGGATTTTTTTGGAGGAGTCTCGTCAGAACTACTAGGTAGTTTCATATCTTCAACAAATTCCCCCGAATCTGATGAAACACCTCCTTGCATATTTCCACCACCATTTAGATCTTCGTCTTCGTCATATTCATAGTCATCTTCATCTCCGTAGATCAAATCTAACGCGCTTTTAACCTTGGGTTCTTTAACTTCCTCAACACCTTTAACATATTCGCTGAAATCTTCAAAATCCATGTCATCGCTTTCAACAATAGGAATTTCTTGCTCAGGGAATGCTTCCTCAACTGGAGCTATAATGTCTTCTATAGCTAATTCCATTTTTTCCTCAGTTGAGCAGAGAGAATTAATTATCTTACTTGGAACTAGCGTGCTGGTCTTGTCCTGAGTTAAACGAATAAACGAATCTAAATAAATTGGAATAGTTTCCAAATAAAATATATCGTTAATATTTTCAACATTTATTGTTATAGTGCTAGTTATGCTGTTTAGAATTATATTTGTTTTGAATCCAGGATTTGATTTGATTTCAATGTCCCTCCTTTTTACTCCTCTTTCAACTTGCAATTCGCTCGCCATCTTAGCGACTAAACTACGGGCATCTGATTCTTCCATTCTATAGTTTTCTATCAGAGCCAAAACTATTTCATCTCCTTTTAATCCATCTTTTTGATTTGCTTGTTCAATAATAAACGCTTCTTGACTTGTAAACTTGTTAAAATTTGCAACACGTTTAAATCGCATATTGAGTCCCGTCTTGGCTTTTATATCTTTTGTTTCAATAACAAACGCGCTCGTTATACAACCAATAAAATCACTCACTTTGATTGGCTTTGTAATTTCTATATTTGATTGATAATTTAATTGTTTAACTGAAATATTATCATTGTAGATGCTTTCATACAATTGAATTGTATAACCACTTTGCTCCAAATAATTTTTAACTTCTTGAATTATTGGATTAACATTGCTTTTAATAATAGCATCAATGTCAGAAACGCTAACGATCTTATCAAATTCACCAGTTATAGTTATATTTCCATTATCCTCAAAATTACACGTTAAGAGTGACGTGTTTTCAGCGCTATTTATAAAAACCGTAACAGATTTTGTTTTCCCAACGTCTCTCATCAACTTGAAAATATTTGCTTTTGAAAGAAGTGGAATTTTTCTTCCATCTGTAGATATTTTATCTGCATAAAGGCGATATATTTTTTCTAATTTTATAGAGGGATTGTATTTTATTAGAGGATTTGCTTCTGTTGCGTGAATAATTTTAAATATTACATCTAACGGAATTTTTATTGAGAATTCCTGACGGATTGTCATTTTAATAAATTTAATACCCGAACTTTTGTATTTATATTTTTTTGTTTCTTTTCTGTATTTATACACATCATAAAACATGTTAACGCTTTCAAAAGTGTCCAATGTATTCTTTGTTAACAACCTTTTATTCTCATCAATGAGAGAAAACTTCTTCTCTAGTAATTCATCATAAGAATTTATTTCATGCTTTTGCAAAAAAGGGTAGTATATTGTACATGTAACTTCCTCTGGAAGACCATTTTCTTTTGCTTTCAACAAAACATCTTCAGACAAACATAAATAAATATTGTTATCAATTATTCCACCATTGTTTAATAATAAATGACTGTTTAATGTAGTGAGAGATTTTCTAGCGGCTCTCTCAATAAAAGGGTCATACATTGTAACATCAAATGGATTGCAGACAAACGGGTATTCATTTTCAATTATAAAAAATTTTTGCCCCAATACTTTTGATACAGTGAGCTGTTTGTTTGCTAAATTTAACTCTAAAATATCATCGTATGTATACACTTCTTTGATTGGCAGTTGAGAGACAATTGAATTCCCAGTTTCGTCATGAACATTTAATAAAAACTGGTCTAGTCTTATTTTTGTTAGTTCCAGCCTATTTTTTTGTGTAAGAGTCTGATATATATTTGTAGCATTAAGGAGTTCTTTCTTTTCACAGAATAAATAAATTTGTTCTATTGAAAAAGTATTTGAAATAGCTTCTATTAATTTTAATTTTATGGTACCAATTGAATCATCAAAATGAATTTGTTGTTTAAGAAACTTTACGTCAATCGGATTAACGCTTGATTGAATTTTTGCAAGTTCTGAATCATTAAATATTGGCAATTTGGTGCTTGAGTCTATGAATCCTGCGTTTTTGGGGTCCTTCTTAAATAGTTCTTCTGGATTTATAACATCTAAATTATTCCCATAAAACACATAGATTGTCTTGGTTTTTTCTTTGTCTATTAGATGGTGCACTTTATAAATTGAATTATGATTTGTTGTCATATATATACTCTTGGTATTATTTTATATAAATTTTCCATTATTGTCATATTTTGAGAGAGACTACAATTAAAACACTAAATAGAACTGTTTTAATTATATTACATTACAGGTATTATCGTTGGTTTCGTCTAGTTTTTTTAGTTTTTTTTGATTTATTTTTCCTCTTTATTGTCTTGCGTTTTTTTCCACCAGCCGGACCACCTCCAGGACCATCATTGGGGCCTTTTCCAGGAGGATAAAGTCTTATATATCTTTGCGCATCTTCGCGAGAAACCCATCTTCCACCAGGACTAACACCTTCCAGTCTTTCGCCAACTACCAAAGGCATTTCTTCGGCTTCTGGAATGTCAAGCTCCAATCTTCTACGGGTTTTAGGAATTGATTCTATTGATGCCACTGGCGGACCAATTGCAAACTCCGTTGTGGGTTTAGGTTCTCTGCAATATACATTCAAGTCAATTCCTTGTTTACTTCCAGGTATTGATGCTTTAAGAAGTGGACTGCTAAATGCCCCTCTTACCTCTGCATCATTGCAAATTTTTTTCATAACCTCTTTAAAAGTTTTATCGTCAGGATTGTGAATATAATACAGTTTTAAATAGTTTACAGCAACTTTAATATATAATTTGTTGTGCAACAAAAACTGTTTATCTTCATTACTACGATAATCAAACAAATACATAAGACCACTTTCATCATTACTATCTACTTGAAAACCTAAATTATAATCAAATTCTAATAATTCATTAAGTATTAATAAACTTGCATCTTCTTTATAGTCGCATGCACGCATTAGTGATGATTTTTGGTTGTTGCTATATGTTGCATATGGTTTGCAATCACCTTTTAACAATTCTTTTACAACCACAACGGACATTTCATCGTCACTGCTGCAACATAATGTTAAAGGTGTTCTTCCGTCAGCATCTACTTCACCTAAATCCACTTCTTCTGGTTCGCGCAATCCAATTTCAATCAGTTTTAATGCAGCATTAAATTTTTTATTTTCGCATGCATATCCTAAAGAACAAACTGAATTTCTGTCAAAAAGATAATTTCTTAAAAAATTTTTTTTTAAATTATTCAAAAATAACTCGGTCGCCTCAGCACTATCCTCGTCTATTAATTCTTTAAAATGACCAACAATATCTTCGTCTATTGGACATATTCCATTATATTCTTCTTCAGCCATTAATTATATATATTGTGGTATTAAAATATATAATTACAAATAATTACAAATCATAGAAAGGGTTGTCGGTAATTGTCATACCACAATAACCCTGTGGATTTTTTTTATAATCAACCGGTTGATAAATATTTGCCGCCTTGGCATTTTCCAACAAGAACTTGAAGTTCTGCCAAAAATCTTGTTTGTGTCCAATTGATTTTGTCATTATGTGGGCTAATTCGTGCAACGCAACAAATGTAAGGGTATTAATATCAATAAGAGTCACACTATTTTTTGATTTGCTTAAACAAAATGCAAGTTTTTCTCCCTTATTTTCACTATAAGCAGTCAATTCGCTTGTTGGAAGAGTCTCTGAAATCTTCTGAGGATTAAACCCTTCTACTAGGCGTTTTACATCTGCGTCATCTGGGTATTTTTTGCCAATATAACCAACTAGCTCTTTGCATTTTTTGGTAGCTTGTGCTAATAAATTTGCCGCTTCATTTACCTGAGCTCTATCTCTCACGCAGTATTTATTTCCATCTACTGTTGATATTACGCATTTTAAACTAAATAATTCTGACTCGGAGTAAATTTTGAGGCATATGAGTAAGATGGCACCAATTATTGCATAGGTTAAAATTTCACTTTTCCATAAATTATTAAACATATAATATGGTGTTATTATATATTTTACTTGTTAAATAATGACCAGTTAAGCATCTTATAATATTAGCAAACTAATTAAATATAAAAAAATAATAATATATAGCTAAAGTTAATGACCGAAAAACAAATGTTTGATAAACACCCTAAATCTTTATTTTGGAGTGAAAGAAATGAGAAGAAACCTAGTGAAGTTGCATTAAATTCTCATAAAAAATTTTGGTTTAACTGCGATTGTGGTCATCAATTTGAAAGTACATTATTAAATATAAATCATGGAAACAATTGGTGTGGATATTGCAGCAATCCTCCTAAAAATTTATGCAATAATGAAAATTGTAAAGCGTGTTTTGAAAATTCATTTGCATCTCATGAAAAGGCTAAATACTGGTCTAATGAAAACGTATTAACTCCTAGACAAGTATTTAAAAGCGCGGATAGAAAGACATATAAATTTGATTGTAAGTGTGGTCATGAAATAGAAATGAATTTGAAAGGAATATCTACAAAAGATCGTTGGTGTTCTTATTGCGCTCATCAAAAATTGTGTAAAAATGACTTTTGTTTAATGTGTTTTGAAAATTCATTTCAATCTGTGGAGAGAAGTTGTAACTTGAAAGACAAATCAATAAACCCCAGAACTTTATTCAAAAGGACCAATAAAAAATTTAAATTTGATTGCGACGAATGCAATAATGTATTTGAAACGCAATTAAGTGACATAACTAATGGGGTATGGTGTCCATATTGCGTAAATAAAACAGAAAAGATTGTATACGAAAAATTAATATTTAATTATCCAGCGTTAAAAAGAGAATATAAAGTTAAATGGTGTAAAAACAAAAATTATTTGCCATTTGATTTTGTTATTGAAGATAAAAAAATAATAATTGAGTTGGATGGAAAACAACACTTTGAACAAATAGGAAATTGGGCTTCTCCAGAAGAAAATAGAAAAAATGATTTATATAAGATGAAGTGTGCTAATGAAAATGGATTTTCTGTAATAAGACTATTGCAAACAGATGTGTATAAAAATAAATATCATTGGTTAAATGAATTAATTTCAAATATTGAAAAAGTTTCAAATGAAAATGGAGTTCAAAATATTTATATGTGTAAAAATAATGAATATAAAAATTTTGATTTAACAGAATAAATTTTTGTTACTTGTTATCGTAACAAATTTATTGAGGGCCGGCACCCAACTCCAAAGGAGGACGAAGAAAGTCGGGCTCAATGGTGGAAAGATTCCAAGGGCCGACGTAAAGCTGAGGATTAGGGGGCTCAGAGCGGATTTGTAAGTTGGCGTTTCTCAAGGTTTGACCAATAGTGTCAATACCGATGTGGTAACCAGCCTTTAACAGGTTGATGTTGGCGAGATCACCCTTTCCAGAAGGGTTTAATTGAGCCCATTCACCGTTAGTGTCTTTCGGCAACAAATCGGAAGGATTTTGCATGTTGGACTTGGAGCAAGAAGTGGGAACACCAACGTTGGGAGTAGCGATTCCCTTAACAGACGCGAAGACCTCAATTTGACCTAAACCCTCAGAAGGACGAGGACCAGATGGCATTGCACCTCTTCCGGACCCAGCTCCGGCATACGCAGAGTTTGGAGTAGAATGCATAGATTCTGACCCATACATGCCCTTGGAAGTTAAGTAGTTTGCGAAAACGCTAACACCATACGCAACTATCAATAAGACGACAAGAGCGCCAATACCATAATCGGACCATAGCTTTTTTAAAGTGCTGCTCATTATATAAAATTACCCGATAAAATATTTTTTTGAATACATTTTAATTAGTTTATTCTAAACATTAAACGGGAGAATCTTCTTTTTCTAAATCACTTTCAGAATATTCTGATATATCCTCAATGTCCATATCACTATCTTCGCTATCTTCACTGTCATCTAAATCATCCAACATATAAGTTTTCTTAATGTTCTTAGCTTCTAAAAAAGCCATTATTGCAGCTCTTTTTGCATCCTTTGCTTTTTTCCGTGCAGCCTTATAAATTTCATAATAAACTTGATTGGGTTTTTTAAGTGTAATTGTTTCTAAAGCATTTAAATCAGAAGCTATATTTACTTCTGTTAAATCTAAATCATCTTCTACATGTTCAAGATCTTTTACAGTTTCTATACTTTTGGGTTTTTGAGTTTCCTCAATATCAACAGTTTCACTAAATGATTCCTCGTTGGAGTCAATTATTTTTTCTTCAGAAACAATATCAGTGTTTTCTAAAACTGGTTCTTCTAAATTTTCCACTGCGTTTACTTTGAAAACTATATTCTCGGATTCAAGTTCTTTGGGTTTTGTTCCTTTTAAACTTGTCTTAATTAAACAATTTTCAAATATTTTTTCGCTACTCAAAATCATAGCCTGTTTAAGCTCTAATTCTATTTGAAAGTTTCTACTAGTAAATTTAATACCTTGAACCTCTAAAATAGAAATCATATAATTTTCTGAGGTTACATCATCTATGGTTATTGGAACTTCATTTTCATTGTAAATTTTAATACTAGGTATATTTGTATTATAATTAACTTTTACGTTAACCCTTACTAAATAATATTTTCCGGATTTGTATATTCTTATCGGAGATGCAAACGCGCTTTCAATGTCATTCATTTCTAACTTATTTTCAAACCACAATTCGCCTTTACTATGTATTAGTTCTTGACATTTATTTTCAAGATTTTCTAACCAATTAACGAATTGTGCGTCATTATTATCAAACATTAAATCTGAATAAATCTTCTTTCCATTTTTAATAAACCCTTGTCTGGTTAAAGATTTTGGAGTTTCAATGTAAAGAGGTTTATTGTGCATTTGTATTTTAGTAAAATACGCTCCTCCTTGAATTCCCGTTGGATGTGCTAAAGATATATGCGAAAAATCAAACTTGTCGTTTGGTTGAAAAATATTCTCCATTAGTTGTTCTTAAGAAAATTTATACTATAATAACACGCAAAGTGTAACATAAAGCGAGTCTTTATTTTTATGTTTTGGTATTTTATTTTATTTTATTTTATATTTATTTAGTAATTAGTAATTATGAAAGAACCAATTGTTCAACAATGTTTAGACATATTAAAGAGGGCCGACATTAAAAGTGAACTAAAGACATTTTGTGGTCCAATAATTCAAATGATTTTTGATTTTATCAATCCATATATTTATGTTACACTGTTCCTTGTTTTTTTAATTTTTGTAATGATTTTAGCGATATTGACATTGCTTATTTTAATGTTGCGTAATAAAAGTTTGATTTCAAAAATTTTTTAATATTTTTTCTCATTAATCTATATAATGAACACAACTTCAAGTTCAATGACAAATCCCTTGGCGACAACAAGCTCTAGAACAACTGGTGGTTCAAGAAAACAAAGATTGAGCCGTTCTAGAAGCCGTGCTAGATCCGCATCTATGGCTTTAGCTGGCGGCAGACGCCGCAAGCGTCGCGGAGGTCAAGCCGCCGCTTCCCCTTCTCAGTATTCAAGTGTAAGCACTTTTATTCCAGCAACTGTCGGAAATGGTCAACAGCAATATGACAATGTCTTTAAGGGAGCCAACTTGCCCAACGGCAATCAGATTGTTGGTCTTCAAGGTCAAAACACACAGATTCCTGCGTCTTTGCCTCAAAACTCTGGCAACATGATAGGTGGCAAAAAACGCAGATCCAAGAGAGGTGGATACTGGGGACAAGTTTTAAGCACTGCTTTAGTACCTTTTGGCTTGTGGGCCGCCCAAAACCGTTATTCCAAGAGAAAGAGTTTTTTCCCAAAGATTGGTGGCAAGACAAAAAAGAGCCGCAAGTATTAAATCAGCCATTTTATACAAAAAAATAAAACAGCTTAAAAATAAGTGTGGTTATTATATATCATGAAATATCTAATAACAATTATAAAAAATTTACTGCCTAAAGAGTTACCTAAACCAGTGGGTAGATGGAATATAGATTATTGCAACATTAAAACAAATAAAAAGGTAGATTTATCAAACGAAGACCATTGTGGTCCTTGTGGTCAATATGCACTTCAAAAATTAGAGATAAATAATAACAATAATAAAGAAATTCCAGTGAAAAAACAAAATAGTTCAAAATAAAAATTTCACTAAAATAATGCAAAAAAACGAAAAAAAATTGACCCACGTTTTTGATTTCATGCAATAAGCAAACTGAACTCCAAATCAACAACCATGTCGTTTATTAAAGTTATTGTTCTCCTTTCCATAGCCTTGCCTCTGGTGCTGAGTGATTGCAAGGTGGGAGACCAAGGGAACCGTGTCCCCGTAGCTGATGAGAATGAAAAGCCGTCGCGGCTAGGGATTTTTATTGTAGTGGTTATAATGTTTATAATTTGTTGCAATCGGCGTCCACTAACCATGGGCGAGCAAGTTCGTTTTAATTATGACCCAGTATTCAGATACAGGTACATAACTGGCAAAATTTAGATTTGGGGTATATTTTCAACCAATTAAATGAAAAATTGATTCTTATAACTTTATATCAAATAATGTAATTTGATATGGAGCAAAAACAAAAGCAAAAGCGTGTATATAGAAAAAAGTGCCGAGGTGGGACAGCCAACTGCAAAAATTATATCGGGGACTACAAGGATGTTGATGACGTGGGATGTTGCGAACAATGCGACAAGTATGTAGATGATAATCCTTATGACCCATATTGGGAACAAATGGATCAAGAGTTTTCTTCATCGCTTGAATACGAAGAACTAGAAAAGATGGGTTTATTAGAAGACAGTAACGCGTATGACAAAGCGTTTGAAAAATTCCAAGCAAGCTACGAGCCATGGCCTATAATGCGACGCAAAATGGCAAAGAAGGGATAAACTGTTTATTCGTCATAGAACAAATGGATTATTTCAATTGTTTTATCCGTTTTATTTTCAGGATTTGTCCAATAATTTATCTGCTCTTCTAATCCAGACAATCGGTTGTTCCATTCATTTATTTTGGACTTTTTAACTACACAAATGCCATTTCCATTTTGACCCCAACAAGAAGTTATTTTTGTTCCATTTCTAATATAACTATCTGGATTAAATCTTATAAATACAATTGGGCGATGAGCGACGTCAACTGATAATAACATTGCGCGTTTATTCTCACAACTAGAACCATAATATACGTGTTGATTTTCATCTACTTCCACTATAAGGAGTTGGTATCCTAAATCTAACAATAAATCTGGTCTTTTTTTTGAACATCCATCCGATACAGTTTTGTCTGCTATCCAAGATAGGTTTTGAAATTTTTTTTTTACATATTCTACTGTAGCAACCTCTTTTGTCTTATAATTTCTTGATACAGGTTTGTTCGGAAATAAATAAATATAACAGCGTAAACAATATCCATCGTATTTTTCTTGAACCCTAGTGTAACATAAATGAGTTTTACACAATTTGCTTGTCACGCACACCATTCCTTCCAATTTATGTTCACTGCAATATAGCCCTCTTTTTTTGCCACTCACATTAAAATTCGGTATAATTTTACAGTTTGGATGAATGCATTTTTTATCTTTAACGTTTATCATATCTTTCAATTTATGCAAAGAACAATATATTCCTCTTGACTCTCCGTCTACGTTATAACACGGTATAACTGCGCAACCGTTGTGAATGCATTTTTTATCTTTTATATTCATCATTCCGTCCAATTTATGTTCAAAACAATATAAACCTTTTATCTCTCCTTCTATATTATAAGCGGGTTGAATTGTACATCCCGGATAATTACAATTATTGTTCTTAACATCAACCATGCCTTCTAATTTATGTGCAGCACAATATATTCCTTTTTTTTTGCCTTTTATATTATAAAGCGGTTGAATTCTACATCCCGGATGCATGCATTTTTTGCTTTTAACATCAACCATTCCGGTTAATTTGTGACTTGCACAATATAATGCATTTTTCTCTCCTTCTATATTATAAGCTGGTTGAAGATTACAATCCGGATGTTTGCATTTTTTGCTTATGACATCCAACATTCCTTCCAATTTATGTTCAAAACAATATAATCCATTTGTCTCACAATCCAAGTTAAAAGCTGGTTGAGTGACGCATCCTTTATGAATGCATTTTTTACTTCTAACATTTAACATACCTTCCAATTTATGTTCAAAACAATATAAAGGTGTTTTATTTCCATTTATATTATAACTTGCAATAATTTTACAATCTAAATGACTACATTTTTTACTTATAACGTTTATCATACCTTTCAATTTATGCGAAGCACAATACAATGCTTTTATATTACCTTCCACGTTATAACTTGGTTTAACATTGCATCCTAGATAAGAACACATTGTATATAGTTTATATTCATGCATTTAAATCTGTTTTTAGTTAAAATATAACTAGGTAATTTAGTTATTGGAATATAATATTTGACTAGAACAACTTAAAGACGACATCCAACTTTCTTTAAGTTACTTTAAGAATAATATCTATTTTGGGGAAATTTCGAATGGGCAAAAGTGTTTGCAAAAGTCAAAAATGGACAAAAAAAATGTCCAATTTTCAAAAACCCAGGGACTTTACGAAAAATACGTTTCCAAAAATCAGTTTTAGACCATTATGCTCTGATTCACCAAAAAAAACATTATAATTTTGTTAGCATAAATTTTTAAAACTTTTTTCGGAAAAGAATTTAGGGATTTTTTCTGCAGTCAATATAACTGACAAATGACTGACAATTTATCCTCAAAAATCCCATCAACATTTTTTTGCAAAAAGTGTGACTATACGTCGTGTAATAAAAAAGACTACAATAAACATTTATTGACACGAAAACATAAAAATACTGACAATTTACTGATTTTTACTGACGAAAAAACCCAAAAAATCCCTATGTTTACTTGTGAATGTGGAAACGAATATAAACATCGTCAAAGTTTATTTAATCATAAAAAAAAATGTGTAATTATAAAAACCCCTACAGAAGAATCTAACAATGTTATTCTTGAATTGCTTAAACAAAACCAAGAATTTAAAGAACTCATTATAGAACAGAACAAGCAAATTGTTGATTTGGCAGGTAAGGTCGGAAACACTGTTAATAACACTACCAACAACAATAGTAACAACACAAATAATAACTTTAATCTACAATTTTTCTTGAATGAACAATGTAAAGATGCGCTCAATATTATGGACTTTATCAATCAACTTCAATTAAATGTAACAGACTTGGATATGGTTGGACGATTAGGATACACCGAAGGAATTTCAAAGCTTTTTATCAGAGGTCTTAAAGAGCTTGATTTATTTAAACGTCCGATTCACTGTAGTGACTTGAAGCGAGAAGTTTTATATGTTAAGGATAAAGACGCGTGGGAAAAAGACAACAATGAAAAGAAGAAAATGAAAAATGCTATAAAATACATAGCTGCCAAGAATTTCAAGCAAATACACGAGTGGCAAGAAGAAAACCCAGAATCAAACGATTATGATACAAAAAAACACATGGATTATCATAAAATAGTGTTGCATTCAATGGGTGGGGCAACTGCAGAAGAAGATGAAAATAACTACAATAAAATAATAAAAAATGTTGCCAAGGAGGTTACTATTGACAAGGAACAAAATACTAAACTAAAATAAACTTTTTAATAAAATACTAATTCTCTCTGCATATTTATTTTTAACTGATACATTTTCAATCTCATTGTGTTTACCATGAATGTTTTCTTCCATTTGTCTAAACATACTATTATCATCTCTTGGCAAATTAATTTTCCTATTAATATAAGACTCTTCTGATTGAAATACATAATGAGCTACAAATGCCGCACACTTATTATACGTGACGTTCCATTCGTTAAACGACTTTGAATCACACATCGGTTTCACATTAAGAGAGAACATTCTCCTTGGTTCTGAAATAACAAAATAATGAGGAGTTATAGCGTTAACTACTCGCGACGGTCTTACAAATGTTTTAACATGTTTATCAAGTTTTAAATCAGATTTTGTATAATTTTCTACAATTAAACCAGAATTTGGTTCTTTTTTATGATTGTTTGTTCCAAACATGAGCCAATTTATTGCAATAGAATCTGCAAATAAATAGCGAGTCAACAGCTCATTAACATTTTGAAATGCATTTAAAATTAGAAATTCGTCAGCATCTAAATATAACATCCAATCAGCACCAGCGTCTGCTGCAATTTTTGAGGCTTTCATCATAAGTTTCATTTTAATTGGTCCGTCCATCTCACATCTCTCAACAATAACTCCTTTTTTAAATATATTTAATTCTTGACTTAAAGGAATCTTGGATTTGTGGTCAAAAACATAAATCAAGTTGAACCCAATGAGTAGGTGGTGTGCAACCCATTCTCTAATATTTTTTTCGTCTCTCGCATTTGTAAATAGAATAGTCTTGCCAACCATTTTTCTTTTAGAATCATTTAAGGGAATATAATTATTTTTTCTGTGGTTCATAGTAAACACGCTTTCACCTGAAAACATATATAATTTACTATTATTTAATAATCCAACATTTAACTTATATTTTTTGTTGTTTTATATTATAAAAACAATAAATGAGCTTTGAACAGAATATACAACAATGGGTTTCAATAGACAACCAAATCAAACTGTTGAATGATAAGATTCATGAACTTAGAGAGAAAAAACATAAACTGAGTGAAAATATAACGCATCACGCGGAACAACATGATTTGAGAAATGCAACTGTGCAAATTAGTGATGGTAAACTTCGGTTTGTTACTTCAAAGATTGCATCACCATTAACATTCAAGTATGTTGAAAAATCTTTAGGAGAAGTTATAAAAAACCAGACGCAAGTAAAGCAGATTGTTGACTACTTAAAACAACATAGGGATGTAAAAGTTGTTCCAGAAATAAAGCGGATTTCCAACAATTAATTTATATACTAATAATGTATATGGCGGCGCCCTCTATTTTTGAAGAAGATGATATGGTTTTTAATAAATCTGATGGAAAAATTCATAGTGCTGGGTTTACTATAGATTCTATTCTAATGCAAAAAGGAGAACCAGCATTAATAACAAGAAATTCTAGTGCGCAAACCGGTGGTGGAAATTTTTCAGATTTATTCAAAGATTTAGCGGTTCCGGCAGGTCTTGCACAATTTACTAGAAAACAATTTGGTGGAGATGTCCACGATTCCAAAATCCAAAATACCAAAGATCCCGAACCCATAGGAGAAGATATTCACGAAAAGTTATTGAAAATGGTTGAGGTTGAAGGTGGTTCAAGAGTAAGAAAAACTAGACGCACAAATAACAAGGTATCTGGCAAAACAAAAAAACAAAAACTTATAGTCTAAAATTATAGTTTGTATATATTTTTGAAATATATAAAAACAACAAGTAAACTTATACTTTACTCCAAGTTGTGTAATTGAATGGTGACAACAGTATATCGTCTATTTTGGTTTTCCAAAAATCAACTTGTTTTTCCATGACAACATCTTTTTCTGTCTTTGGATAAGGAGTAGTATTTTGCATCATTTCTTCTTCTTCTGATGTAATTTTTGGTTTGTAACCAAAGCAATTTACTCCAAATTTAACGCGAGGATTTGCAATATATCCTCCATTTATTCCTGTACGACCACAGTCATGTTCGTGGCCTGCTATTTTTTGCAAATTGTCAAATGTCACTTTTTGAGTAGGAAATAATGCCAGTTGACCATCAGACCAGCCATAATTACACCATTCTCCCCCTTTATTGTAAGAATTCTCAACTTCGTCGTATGTGGCTAAACGCGAATCATAAGCTTTGCACAAAGTTTGGGCTTCTTCATATCCGTAATGATTTCCAGGAATGTTAAATACTTGTTTTCCGTTTAAATCGCTAAACGCTGGATTGTTAAAAGATAAATCAAACGGGTTAGCAATATCTTGAATAACTTTAATATCCAATTGTTTTTGTGAAGTAAATAAGTTTTGAATAGACGCGATTATATCAATGCTAAAAAAATATTGCAGCGCGTTAAATAAAATTAAAACTATTAATATTCCAATAACAACGATTATTATCAAATTCGTTGAACTTTCTAAACCAGAACTTCCAGAATTTGTTGCCGAATAGGTTGTTGTTGATGAATCTCCTAAAGATACGAAAAAAATTATATAAATTATAACCACAAACACGAGTATAATAAATGCCGTTGGACTTATTAATAAACCATTCATATAATCATACATACTTTCTGGGTCTATAGTTGAGCTTGTAGTTGCGTCCATATATATATTATTGAATTGTTTTTTTTCTGTAAAATAAGCAATATGCTTTTGGAGTTATTAAATCTTGTAAATTTGTAACTTCTGTAACAAAAGTATCATTAAAATGATACCATTTATCGTTTGCATTTTTAATAAAAGCTGTGTAGTGTCCACCATGCACCCCTCCACTGTGATTGCAAATCCCATATAAATCATAAACATAACTTTCCTTTTTATAACCAATTACATAGTTAGATAAATCAAAATTTTCTAAAGGGACTGAAATAAATATTTGATTTTTTTGGTTTTTGTGATTGAATCGTTTAATATCAATTACTAAAACAGTTGGCATGCTCCAATATATTAGTTTTTTTTGAACATTTTGTTTTTCTTTTGTCTCTTCATTGAACCAAGCATTTTCTCCCTCTAGAGTCTCACCATTTACATAGAAGTCAAAACAGTCTTGTAGACTTGGGTTTTTATTGTTTTCTGGCACGGACAAATTAATAATAAAATACGGTTCAGGAGAACTGCTCAACACCTCTCCAGTTTCTAATGAAATAATCTGAGAAACATGAATTCCATAAAATAGATTCCATATTTCTGAGTACTCCTTTGCATACATTTTTTTTGTCATTTCAAAACATTGGACCGCCAACTTATCAGTTTCATTTGATGCAACACCATTAATACTCATATTAACTTCCCGAGATAGACTTGTATGAAAACAATCCACTAAGAACAATAAAAATTCTGGAAGATCGTTTTGAGAATAACCTGTAAATAATTCAGAATGTTTAACGTGTGCAATTTTTTGAATAGTTTTAATAAATTTTCCTGGGGATATGGTGCAGTTTTCACTCCACATTAATGTTCTCAAATTATCCCATTCAATAAGCAAGACAGAATCGTGTTTATTCTTAAGTTTCTTCTTATAGTTTCCATCGTTAAGAAAATTATTTAATTCATATGTATGTGATAGAACTTGTATGCAAGAATTAATGAAACATGTGTTGCCAAGATTTGCTAATCCAGTTAATCCTTTATTTTTGTAAGTGTCAAAACTCATCCTGCTATTTTATATATAATAATATACATTTAAACATATTTTAAATAATATATATTAAGGGTATGTCTCAAGGTAACGGACAAAACGGACAATTTACGTTGACGTCTGATCAACGATCGTTGTTGGACATGTATGTAAATTTTTACAATCATACAACAAGACAAATGGATTCATTGCGTGATTTGCAAAGTGAAATCCAAAGTCACATTAATCAAATTGTTGGGTTAACGACAAATCAAAGTAATAGAAATAGAAATCTTCAAAGTCAAAGTCAAAGTAATAGAAATCCTCAAAGTAATAGAAATCCTCAAAGTAATAGAAATCCTCAAAGTAATAGAAATCCTCAACGTAATAGAAATTCTCAAAATTTTAATGAGGATTTAAATAATAATCTTGGTCAAAATAATTACAATAATATAAGATCTGAACAAAATAGAAGACAAAATATAAACCCAAACATAGAATTTCCGTCAAATAATTCAAGAGTTGTTTACATTGAGGGTGTTCCTTATTTGTTGGACTTGACAAATTTTATGAGACTTGGAAATTCAAACAACACCGAAGCAACAAATCTTTGGCGTTCGTTTTACGAAAATATTGCCGTTTCTCCATCTCGCGCACAAATTGAAAACTCAACCAGAGTATTACGGTTTTCTGAAATAACAGACCCAATAAATAATAGTTGCCCAATTACCTTAGAAAGATTTGATGAAAACAGTAGAGTTACTCAAATTTTACATTGCGGACATATATTTACCCCTAGCGGAATAAACTCGTGGTTAAATTCAAATGTAAGATGCCCAGTTTGCAGACGCGATATAAGAGATTATCGGGTTCCTATTGTTCCAGATAATTTACAATCAACTTCAGCTAGAGAAGAGAGACATTCTATTTCTGAACCAGGAAACGACGAAGAACCAGAAACAAACGAAGAATCAGAAGAAGACGACCAAATTCCGTACATACCTCCAATCAACGAGAGAACAAGCAATTCAATAAATCGTGGAAGTTCAAGGATAACTAGTGAAAATATTACAAATGTTTTGTCAAATATAACAGAAGAAATATTAAATAATATACTACCACAAAATAGAAGTGAATTGGGTGGATCAAGAGCATTATTTGACAGATCTCATAATTCATTATTTTATGATTCGTCAAATAATCAGTTTATATTTGAAGGTTTAATCAGACGGTAAAAAAAATTGAAAGATTTATCCAAAACTTTTGGATGTTAATTATGTCAACTAGAAGAATGCCGAGAGAGCAAATGAGAGACCATGATGAGGATGTCAAGGATGAGGCACCTCAGGTTAGAGAAAACAAGGTGATTGCCGCTTTTAATGTGGTAAAGCCGTATCTGCAGATTGTCAACAGTGTTGCTGGAGTATATATACTTTGGGTCTTTCTGCATTTTGTTTCGGCCAACTTGTATGTATATTACTGCGCGCACAATTCGTTCTTTGGAGCGATGATGTCCCCGCTGTTGGCGGCTGCACCACACTGCAGAGCATTGAGGTGGGTGCTCAATGCTAGTGCCCACTCCATTGACACAATGTGGCTTATTTTAGGTAGTTGGGTGTGCTCCAAGCTCGTCCTTGTTGGTGGTGGCGCAGCGACGGTGACTGCAGCAAACACAACCACACCAACGACAGAAACACCCATAGAGGCTCTTCAGGACGCAGCAGGGCTAATGATGCTACCTGGCAGATAAACAATTGTAAAAATAATATAAAGATGTGTCTCTATTTAAGAGTATCATGACAGCAAGTGTGCGTTACAGACAACCGTGGAGTTCAACCGAAGTAAATAGACTTTACAGTGAATATGAATTGAGACAGTTGCCCATTTTAGACATTGCAAAGTTGCATAAGCGCGGCGAGCATGCTATTTTACATCGTTTGGCAAAGGAGGGGCTTATTCTAGAAACTTGGTCAGATGTTAGGGGATGGAGTGTTAATGACGCGAAGGTTTTGAAACCAGTTGTTAATTTGCCGCGTATAAATGTTGTAAATACTGTATTTTTTTCTCAGGAGTCAGATGAGGGTCTTGAAGATAACGATGACCCCAACGATAGCGATTATGTTTATGAAAGTGAGGAAGATGATGATGACGATTTTAGCGTTGTAGATAGTGAGGAAGATGAATTTAGCGATGATAGCGACGATGATAGCGATTATGTAGATGACGTGGAAAGCGTTGACAGTGACAGTGATTATGAGGATGAGACTCCATCCAAGACCAGCTCCGAGAACGAGGAGTACGATCCTTATAGCATTAAGCAAAAGGCTAAATTCATACAAAATATTATTAGCGCTCTCAAGTTTTTTGTTTATGCAGCCTAAAAAATAAAAATTGATTTTTAAAAAGGTTAAATATAAATTGTAAATCAACTTAATGGAATTGTCTCCAGAACAACAATTCGCATTTGATAAATATGTTCAAGGAAATAACATATTTATTACTGGTCCGGGTGGAACAGGAAAGTCAACGCTTATTAAAAAGATTCAATGTGATGCTCGCAAGAAACAATTAAATATTCAAGTGTGTGCCTTAACTGGTTGTGCCGCAGTATTGATTGGGTGCAAAGCAAAAACTATTCATTCGTGGTCAGGCATTGGGCTAGGAAATGGGTCAATTGGAATAAATGTGAAAAAGGTTACATTGAATAAATACAAACAAAAGGCTTGGAAAAATGTAGATATATTGGTAATTGATGAAGTAAGTATGATGTCTCAAAAAATATTTGAGATGTTGGATGCAATTGGAAAAGCTATGAGGGATAATGTAAAGCCGTTTGGTGGAATTCAAATAATCTTTTTGGGAGACTTTTATCAACTTCCACCCGTTGGAAATAAAGATGAAATAGAAACGGTGCGATTTTGTTTTGAAAGCGCGGTTTGGAATGAGACATTTTCAAAGGAGAATATCGTGCAGCTTAAGAAAATTTTTAGACAAACCGATGAGACATATACAAAAATTCTGAATCAGATTCGCGAGGGTAGAATAAAAAAAAGTAGCAACGATTTGCTTTTGAGCCTTGTTGGGAAAAAGCCAGAAGAAGGATCAATAATACAACCTACAAAGTTGTTTCCAGTTAGAAGTAGAGCAGATGCAATTAATGAAAGTAAAATGAAGGAGTTGCAAGGTCCAGAGTTTGAATTTAAAATAAGGATGTTAAAAAACTTACCATCAGGAGAAAAGGAGAAAGAGAGAGAGAAAGAAAGGGGTCACCCAAGTCCAAAGTTTACTCCAGAACAAATAGATACTGAGTTGATTACAATTCACAATAGCATTCTTTGCAATGATATTGTAAAACTAAAGGTTGGTGCTCAGGTTATGTGTGTTGTTAATATTGAGCTTCCAACTGGAGAAATGATTTGCAACGGAAGTCAAGGAGTAGTTGTAAATTTTTCAGAACAAGGTTTACCAATTGTTAAGTACAAAAATGGACACGAGATGACTATGAATTATCACGTGTGGGAGAGTGAAAATATTCTTGGTGCAGGCGTTTCACAAATTCCATTAATATTAGCTTGGGCGATTACAATTCATAAATCGCAAGGTGCAACCATGGATGTTGCTGAAGTTGATGTAGGAAGTGGAATATTTGAGTGCGGACAAACATATGTAGCGTTATCTCGGGTAAAAAGTTTAGAAGGACTATATTTGTCATCATTTGACGCTTCAAAAATCTTTATAAATAAAAAAGTCAGGGAATTTTATGATGATTTGTCTTCTAGTTTATAAACCTTTCAAGAAGTAAATGTAACAAAGTTATTTTTAATTTTAATAAAATTGAAATAGTATAAATAATTTTTTTTATGTTAAGAATAATACTCATGAAACGTAGTGGAGCTGAATATAAATTTACACAAAATTTATTAAAAGCGTCGTCATCATCGTGTAAAACTGTGAAGGATTCAATTCCAGAATGGATTATAGTTTTTGAAGAAGTGAGGATAAATGAAGACGGTCTTTGTCTTTGTCAGCGCAAACATATTAAATACTTGAAATACATTTTCAATTTAATTACAAAAAAAATAGTAACAGTAGGTTCTGTTTGTTGTAAAAATTTTAATTTTAATCCAAACGGAATAATAAACAAAACATTTGAAGATATTATTAAAACTAATTTGTTAAAGGGTGAATATCAAAGTATAGATAATATTGATGATTATTCTATTTCAATAGAAAAACAATTTATTGAATATTTTGAAAAATATTCTTCTTCAAAAAATATAAGCGAATTAAAAAAGGTAATGCAGAATATAAAAAAATTAATTACCGACTTTAAATTAAATTTCTTAGAAGATATTTATAATACTCTAACGAATGTATTATTAACGCAAACAAATATAAAAATAGAGCTTGAAGAAATAGAAAAAAAACGTAGAGAAGAAGAAATGATAAAAACTGGGCGAATGCCATGTTATAGGTGTAGTAATATTGTAGATAAAAATTATAAAAAATATGACAAACATATTGCGTGCAAAGAATGTGTTAAACTTGTAGACCATTGGTTAAGCAACGGTTTTGAGGGAAACATATTTGCATTTTAACTGTTATTTTAAATTTATAAAAGTTTATAATAAAATTAAATAACTTAAAAATAAGACAATATATATACTTATAAATAATGCCTAACGATTGCTGGAGTCACATGACAATTACCTGCGAAAATCCAGAAGCTGTTTGTGAATTAAACAAACTTATTTTTAATGAATTAAAACATGAAGAGAATGACAAACGCGTTTATCATGAAACGGTTGAGATGATAAAGAGAGGAACAAGAGGAATTATTTTTGATATTTGGTCAGCATGGAATCCTGATTATGAATGGCTTGAGAGTTTATTGGAAAAGTATCCTAATTGTTGGATTAAAAATGAATGGAGCGAAGAAGGTGGATGCGCTGGAGTTTGGATTGGTTATAATAATAATAATGAAAAAATTATTAAAAACTTGCAGTGGGACGATATTTGTTTAGAAGGCAAGGTATATCTATTTGAACTTGATGATGAAGAAGAAGCAAAGAGAGAAAAAGAAGAAAGACAAGAAAGAATAAATAATAGAACACTTGCCTTAATGGCTAGTAAGAAGATTATAAAAAAAATAAAAGTAGAAATAGACGTTTAGTTGTTTTTACAAATCAATAAAAAATAAATTTAAAAATTGCGTTTATTTTTTATTTATATTATTAAAGTATCAACGACAAAAACAACTTTCACCATATTCGTTTATATTACTAAATTTCATAACATATTATATATCTAGTTTCAATTTTCAAATTATTTCCTACCTGTGGAAAACCTGATATCTTTAAAGATTTTTCGTTAACCTTTTCAACATTTGCCACAAACGTCTCGGTTATTCCCGTTACTCTATCTGTGGAAAATTCCACCTTCTTGTTAAGAAATAAATGTTTATTTTCAAGTGTTACTTTGGTTGGCATGTCTAAGTTAATTGTTGATTTATTTTTATACTATAAAATGCATTTCAATTTTTATTCCTTAATAAACACATAAGTAACTTCTTCTGTTTTTTTCGGAGAAGAAGTTTCTGTTCCACCGTTATTTCCAGGTCTTTTGCTATTAGACATGGTAAATACCACATCCATTTGTTTCCACCCATTTTCTTGATGAATCGCAACAACATCATCTAGTAAATTGTATTTTTTATCCGTCTTGAAGTTCTTCACACTCCAACAACTATACTTTACACGATTAATAACTCCTACGATGACAGGTCTCAAAAACTTTTCAACCCAAGCCTGATAATCACCCAACTTGGTTGATTGGGTTGTTTCGTCGGAATAAATTTCCAAGTTGAAATAAGGTGGGCTTGTAAGTGCAATGTCAAACCTTGTGTCTTCGGGAAGTTCAAGTAGCGCGACCTCAGCAGGTTTATTAATAAGCGTAACTCCAGTTAAACCAAGCTCATCCCGGATGCCACACAATGCGCTGTATGTCTTTGCACAAGGATCTATGCCAGTATACAAGATATTAGAAAGGTCCACACTCTTGGAACCAATCATTCTGCCACCCCAACCAGCACAGACATCTAGAACGCTTTTTGCGTCAAAATAGGCGACTACATTTCTAGCCATTAATGGGCGATACATGGTGACCTTACCAAGTCCATTTGTAAATGAAAGCGACCTTATAATCTCAGATGCATATGGAGTTGAATGATTAGTTCTGTTAAAACGAAGTGCTTTTTCCAAGTTTGCCTTCTTCCAAATAGATTTAACCGAGAGACCTTTATAATTTTGAACTTCGTGAAAATGTCGCATATATTTTCGCATAATTTTCATACCAGCCACAGCAGTTGCAGAAACATTTGTAATTGTTTTGTCAATCTTTTTTTCTCTCAATAATTTCCAGTCCTTTGCAATATCTGCATCAGGGTAGTCCTCATATAGGATGCCATGCGATTCTAGTTCTGTAGCCAAAATGGGAAGCAAAGTTTCAAAGTCAGCATCAGACAAATCTTTGAGTGTATTTCTTTTATTAATTATTTTTGTTATGTTTTCAAAAACGTTGGTTGTCATTGTTTATAATATAAGAACTATTTCTTATATTATAATCAATTTTTAATTTGCCTGTTAAGCTTATTAACAACATTTTGAATTGTTCTCTATATTATAAATTTATGAAATAAATAAATATAAAAGAATTTAATTATATTATTAATATGAACAAAAATGCAGTTTGTTTAATTACAAAAAACCCTTGTGAAAAGGAACCATATTTAAAATTTTTAAACGCATTTAAAATGTATGATGTTTTTGTTATTATTGATGACAACGATAATGATTATTCTTTATTAAAAGAAAAATATGAAAAGTTACATTTTATTCAAATAAACAAAGATGTGTGTGAAGATGATGGTTTTAAAAATTTAAGTTACATTACGCTATATAAAAATGTTACGGGTTGGGATAAAGCAATATTTTATTTTACTAAAAAAACATCAAATAAATATGATAATGTTTGGTTTTTTGAAGATGATGTGTTTTTTTATTCTGAAAATACAATCAAAATTATAGACAATAAATATAAAAGCGAGGATATTTTGTGCAATTCATCTTATGAAACAGGAAAACTAAACGAATGGTTGTGGAATAGAATAGAAATTAATTTTCCGCAACCCTATTTTTGCGGAATGATGTGTATTATTCGTTTATCAAACAATTATTTTAAATGTATTGAAGACTATGTTAACAAAAATAAAACCTTATTTTTTTTAGAAGCATTTTTTCCTTCCATAGCAAAACATTATAATTTAAAAATAACTGAAAACCCTGAAGAATTTTTGACTGTTACTTACAAGGAATCAATAGAATCTTTAAAAATAAACAAATATAATTTATACCATCCAGCAAAAAAAATAGACGAACATTTTAATTATAGAAAGGTTATTTGTGATTTGGATGAAACAAAACATGATAAAAATAAAGTGTAAAAAATGTGTAAGAAATAAAAATATTTATTGTTTTATTATTTATAATACAATAAATATTACCAGAAAACCTACTTAAAGAACTTTGTCATTGCTTGGTTTCCAGTCTTTTGATTGTTTGTTTCTCTTAGGAACTCATCAAATAATAGCGCCTTTACTTCTTTGTTCTTCATAGACTCTAATTTATCTTCAAATTTTTCAGGAGGAGTTGATTTTTTCAAAGCTTCTATGTCCCTCCTGAGTTTTACAATTTTGGACTTTTTATTTTGCATTTCCCACATCTTTTCCAAAACTAACGCAAATACCTGCTGAACTGGCTTCATAATCTGGTTTGTAATATAAAATGAATAATCTATCTTCAGATTATTTTCTTTGATATACGTTGGTGTCTCAATCTTTTCCCCTTGCAACGCCTTCTTATTTGGATGATGAATGTAAACAAACGGAATTCTATCTCCCGAACTTGGCTTATTTCCTGGGTCTCTAGCTGTAATTCTATCTGATAAAACTTTGTGGGCAATCTGTTGTGGATTCTTGTATCCAGACCTAAGCGATTTTGTAATAATTAACTTGTCCATAGGATATTTCTCATCTACAATATTTTTTAGACATGATTTTAAAAACTCGGTTGCTTGTTTAATGTCTTGCTTCTTCATTAATATATCAATAATTCCTCCATAAATATCCTTCACGATTGGCGCATTATCTCTGCGCTTAAGAACTATTCCCATCTCTTTGCGTTTACATTTTTCTGGGTCGTGCTCATAAAGCATTCCCACATAACGCTTCTTGGAAAGCAGACAAAACGGCATAAATGTTTTCTCATATTCTAGGTCATGTGGATTTTTCAAGAAACTAGATGCTAAATGTCCTGCTTCTTGCGCCAATTCAATTGTAATTTCCAAAGCATCTTTACCACGAATTGGGGTTCCATCTAGAGTGTGTAAGTTAAATGTAAAGAATACCGAATCCGTATTGTGAACTATCATATTTCCAATTCCCGCAGCAAAATGATGATTGTCTGTCGTCAAGTCGTAAACATAGCCAGAATACTGAATGTTGTGAAGCTTCTTAATTGCAAATGGATTTTTTCTTTGCTTCTTTTTTGTCATAGTAATTCTATAAATATTTTGTTTATCCTGTCTTGTATTTATTGACGTTGTCCAACCAAGACTTTGAGCCAACCAAGCAATATGTGATGCACTAATTTGATTTTTCTGGTCAATACGAGTATAACCATTTTTGTCTTTATCTCCGTCGGCATCATACATTCCATTCCAAAATGCTTGGCGGATTTCTATACTTCCAAACAGAATTTCATTTGGAATTTTCTTGGCTTTTTCATAATACATTTTCTCCCTATACTTTTCAATGAACTTTGTAACAGAACCATACTCTTTGCTTTTGAGCGTAATTTTATAAACCCCCGAACTTTCCAATGTTGGCATGCAGACCCATTCAAATTCTGGATAAGCCTTATTGCACAAATCAATATACTTAATAATAACGTCCATTGAAGCATTATTTAATGCCCACGATGATTTTTTTCCAGATGGACAATCATAAACACCACAACTTCCGTCTCCAAAGAAGAAACCCATAACCTGTGCTTCTTCTACAATTATTTTGGAGCTTTTGATATTTTCAAAAACAGGTAAACTGTTGTGCAACAATTCATCCCCAAGTTTTAATTCATTTGGTGATATTTCATTTCCATCTGACATTAATAAAGAATGATCATCCGTAACATCTACTAACCCCATGTGGGTAAGAACACGGACCATTTTCTTTTGAGAAGCTAATTCATGACGAATTATTCTATGCAACTTAGTCCATCCTTTATCCGTCCATGTTTCAACATTTTGTAATTCGCAAAATTCTTTTTCCTGTTTTCCTTCCTCAATGCATTTTATCCAATTGTTTCCACCATATTTTTCTGCAAGCGAATCAATCGCGCAAATATCAATTTCACCATTTATGCGAACATATGTAGGAGTATAATTTGCAACACTATCTCCATATATGTATTCAGCTTTTGTTAGAACCGAACCGAATTTACTAGTATCACATATTCTATTTCCATATGTTTCTTCAATAATCTTTTTTGCATAAGTTAATAGCAATCTACCAGTTGCAGTTGTTGATGCAGCAATATCTTTTTCATAGAATGCGCTAGTTCTTGCACCACACTGACCATACAAGGAGTTTGCAGTTAACTTATAACCAATCTGACGCTTATCCAGAACATTTTTCATAAAGTCGTCAGTTTGTTGAGGAATCAACTTTCTCGTAGTTTTTCTTGCCATCAATAACTCCTCCAAAATAGAAGGCATAATTGCTCTTGCATTATCTGGAAACTGAGCAAATCTGCAAATCTTGTGTCCCGATTTAATTTTTTCCGCAGCAGCAGATGGAGATTTTCTTACATATTTGAACGTATCATATGTAACATCTACATAATCATATCCTGGCAAGTTGTCATAAATATGATTTCCTGATGCATCCGTTTCTCCTGTTATCGTCATGAGTTCACCCTTTAAATTATATTCCTTGGTCCAAACCTTGCTATCATGCGACAAATTCTCACTCATCATTGAAGATGGATATAGCGACGCATAATCCACGCATGCAACTGGGTTGTCAAGATACAAATCGCATTTTGGGTCTAATACAATAGCGCCCTCATATCCATCATCGCTATCCAACTTTTCAAGAACAGGCATCAACGTGCGTTTTTCTCTGCATTTCTTTGCAACATAACTGGTTAGTTTAATGCCTTGTCCTCGCAAAACCAAGAAACTAATTGGGACGCTACAAATCTTGGCCATCTCAATAAACCCCGTTAGGACATCTACCTTGTTCATCAAGTAATGAACGAGGTTACAATCCTGAATACAATACTTTGCAATAACTGCTCTGTCATCCGCAGTACCGTTAGTCATTCTAAAGATGTCTTTTGGAGTGACGTCATCCTTTGCCAAACACCATCTTACCTTTTTGCTCATGTCTGGCGTAATATTCCCAGAAACAATAAATGATTTTTCTTCCTTATTCACAGATAATACTGAAAATTTGGCACCATCGGAATAATAATCAATGGAATGACCAATCTCCTCAAAGTGAACATAACTGCCTTCTTGTAAACCTGTTAGATTTCCACTATAGATAGTTGTAACATCATTTTTATTGTCAAGCGTTTTTATATAGTCTCCAATAAAATGACCAGCAACATAATCCAACTTGTAAGAAGTCAAATTCTCTTCTCTGCGAAAGTAGTTGTATAAATCAATTTGAATACGACCGTTCATTTTAATATACTTTAAATCGTGTTGACCACTTGCAATATGAATTGTAGTTTCCTCTAGTTTATATTTTCCAGTAAATGGATCTACACCACAAATCTCATTTTTATTTTTTGACAACTTCAAAAACTCTGCAATGCAATCAGTTTCTAGAGCACGATTAAACATAAACGCGTAATCAAAACCAAATATATTATATCCAATGATAATATCTGGATTCTCGCGTTGAATAAGTTTTGTCCACGCCAATAATACTTGTTGCTCTGTGCTGTATGATTCAATTTCACAGTTATCCACCGGAACTTTGCTGCAAGTGTTAAGAACAATGCAGTGATTTAAATATGGTTCCTTTTCTCCAGATTTCAAAAAGGTGGACCCAATAAATGTTACTTTGTCACCTTCTAATTGCGGAAAATTGTTTTCTCGCCTCTTTTCTGACAAGGATTTGTTTAATTCGTTTAGTTTCTCTTCTCTAGTCAAAGTCTTATCACATAGCAAATCAACAACTGTGTAATTTTTTAAAACAGGTTTCTTGTTTTTAGACTTTTTATAAAACTCTCCTCCAGCATCTTCCTCTTCTTCGTTATTCATGTTTTCAAACATAGTTTCAATTGTCATTTGATTATCATCATCTCCAGCACCGTTCGGTTTTTCGTTATCTATTTTTGATGACAACCACGAATCTATCATTAATTTGACATGTTCTTCAGACCTTGGAATCTGTTCTTTTTTCGGATAAACAAGGTCTATATCGTGAAACCCCGTATTTGATAAATAACCAAATGCTTTCATAACAATTTTTCGTAACAACTCTTCAATTTCAGGTTTGGTTAAATCTGTTGTTTTTTCTAAGCGCTCAATAATATTTGTAGCGAGCTTTTTATAAGACTTTACTGGAACAGGAAAATCTCCATGACTACTGCTTGCCTCAATATCAAAACTACATATTTTATACGGGACTCGCGTCTCTTTTTCATTCAACGGAAGAATATTTTTTTGTTCTGTAATAAATTCATATTTGCAGTTTGTTTGTTTGTCAATTTTTACTTCATTTGCCTTCTTTATTGGGATTGCAACCCATCCAGATGGACTAATATCTTTAATATGAAAGAATCTTAGTAAAGGTGGAATATTAGACTCATACAAATAAGTAGATTCGTTTGAATAAACGAGTCCGCTTTCTTTGAGCTTTTGGTCTGGAGTATACCACAAATTTTTGGCTTTATTAAACGCTTGCAAATTTGTGAACTGAAACATAATAAATTTGTGCTCCTTTCCACCATCAAATCCATACAACTTCTTTCGTTTAATAATTTTGCAATCACTAATAGATTTTTCGTAATATTTTCCTAGTTTCTTTTTAATGAAAACTAGGAATAGTTCTTTTGTTTGTTGGCTCCAGTTATCACCAACCTTAACATAAAAGAATGGCTTAAAATCTTCTACCAATATTGAACATGATTCTCCGGCTTCATTAATGCCAAACATTTGGATAACGAATTTGTTTGTCTCTGTTATAAAAGCATTTTCCTCTTCTTCGCTTGAGTCTTCTTTGGTAATAGTTTTCTTGTTATAAACGTTAAAATCGTAGAGTCTAAAAACGTGCTCCATTTGTTAGTTTGTTAACATTATTAATAGCGTAATATTTAAGTTCAATTTTTAAAATAAACGCTTGTCCAAACATAATAATGTAAATATAATATATATTAGAATGCTGGTATTAGTATTTGACACAGAAACAACCGGATTACCAAGAGTTGGAAGAGAACTAGAAGCACAGTTAGAAAGATCTCCTGCCGAATCAGAACCCATTTGGTCTACGGCTATATCCGATTGGCCCTTCACCATCCAGTTTAGTTACATTATTTATAATTTAGACACAAACCAATACTCTATGTATAATAAATATGTTGAAGACATGCCTGAAGGGTTGTCTGAAGCATTTCTAGCCGACCCAAACACACATTATACCGTTAGAGGAGCTTTAGAAAAAAGAGCCGAACAAATTGCAAAAAAAACTGGAGGAGAACCAAATTTAATGGCTACTAGAAGAGAAATTATGGAACAATTTATGATAGATTTAAATCAAGACATTACACTGGTTGCACATAACTTAAAATATGATTACAAAATGGCCTTGGCTGAATTATATAGAATGCAACTTGAAACTGGAGACGTTTCATATTTTAAAACACAGGCAGGCATCTTGAGTTCAAAACCTCAATACTGCACAATGTGTGTGGCACAAAAAGATAAAAAGGCAAAAATAAAGGCAAAGGGAAAATATGGTAAACCATGGGACAAACCGCCAAAACTGGAAGAATTATACAACAAATTGTTTGGATATGACCCAATACAGGGAAATCTTCACAACTCATTGATAGATTCAATTGTTACCTTGAGATGTTTTTACAGGTTAGTAAATTCACCAGCAGGAGTGGCTTTGTGTGGAGTTGGACCACCCGATATTTATTTGGCAGCTGGCGAATCTATGGGTCCAGTAGAAAAAACAATACAACAATATATTGAACAAGACATTACGCCTCCTGGCACCGACCCAAATGGAGTTGGTGGTCCAGTCGCAGAATGTATAGAAACAATATTGGGTGGAAGGAAGCGAAGAAAAACAAGAAAAACAAAAAGAAATACTAAACAAAAAACTAATAGAAAGAAATATTCTTCTAGAAGAAGATAAATACGATTAAATAATAATTTTCATTTGTATGTTTATTATACAAATGAATAAAGATTCTCCAATTAAAGCTATAGCTGTATTTGAAGGAAAAAAAATTAATGGCACTATTATATTTACAGAGGACTTGAAAAACAATTGCGTGAACATTGATATCAATATTGTAGGACTTAAAAAAAACGCACTTCATGGATTTCATGTTCATGAGTCGGGAGACCTGACAAAAAAATGTGAAAGTATGTGTGCACATTTTAACCCTTATGGAAAAAATCACGGTTGTCCAGGAGTAAAAGAGAGACACGTTGGTGATCTAGGAAATTTGGAAACAGATATCAACGGATCAGCAAAATATAAAATGATTGATGATTTCATAAAATTACGTGGATCCAAGGCAAATATAATTGGTAGAGGATTGATTATTCACGCAGACCCAGATGATTGTGGACTTGGTGGAGATGAAGCAAGTCTTAAAAATGGAAATGCTGGTAAAAGAATTGCGTGTGCCATTATAGGCTACTCTCAAGATAATTTTAAATGCAAATAATCTTCTGAAAAATTGTAATGCTCTAATATTTACGTTTCAAAGTTTTTCTGCCATATTTGCAATGTTGTCTTTGAGAGAAACCCTTTGGTTTCTTACAGTTAATGCTTTTTTTATATTTTAAAGACCATTTTCCTCCACGACACCGTCTTTTAGTTTTTCTTCCTCCTTTCTGTTTTTGAATTTTAGATTCAATCCAATTAATAAAAGATTCTGTGGTTCTATCTTTATTTTGAACAGTGGAATCTTCGTATTCTTCTACAGATGGACCCTTAATGTATCTCAAACAAGGATAACCCATGGGTTCTTTTCCAGCATTGTTTAAATTTTCAAATAATTTTTGATTTATTGCGGCAACAACAACATCTTCTCTGTTTCCATGAGATTGTTTAATCATTTTTTGTATTTTTTTCCATTTAGGTTTTGTTTCATTACAAGGACCACATCCATCCATAAATAGAAATAAAAAAATGTGCCTGCCTTCACCAATATGATTATTAAAGTTTTTAATTTCATTTTGATAGTCGCTCATAAGTGGATCAATTTCAATAATGGTTGCTTTTCTGGACATATAAATAAACGCAGAAAATAATTGTTTTTTATATTTTTATTTTCACTATACTATTTGTTTTTGAATACTAAAGAATTTTATCGCATTCTAATATATACAATAAAATGAAATCAATGTTATTACTATTATTAATCGTTACTTTTTTAGCTGGCATGTATTATTATGTGAAAGTTAATCCCGCTAAATTTTCACTAGAAGAAGGTTTAACAAATATAGCCAATCCTAGATGTCCAGACATTCTCATTCAAAAAGATAAAAAATATTTTTTATACAATTCAAAAGTAGCAAAAGTGCCAGGAGTTAATCCAGTAGAATTTGATAATTTAGAAGATTATGTAGAATTCATGGATTGGCAACGCAGTCAGGGTATAAGATGTCCCGTTTTATACTTGCAAAGCACGTATGATGCTCAAGGAAACTCTGTTTATAAAGTTAGACCAAGTCCAACCGATTTGCAAGGTGGATTGCCTCCAGCTCTAGCAAATAAGCCAATGGCGCCTTCACAATTAAGTCCAAATAAAATCCCAATTCCAACAAATATGGATGCCAAAGTGATTATTAAGAATATGACTGGTCCAAATCCAACATTGCTTATAGACGCTGCAAGAAATGACCATCCTTATAATACAAATTCTGTACCCGGATTTGATCAAACCGATTTTTATCAAGGAACCACTACACCGCTTGACCAAATGAATCAAGAGCAGGAGAATATGTTGTATAGTCCAGACGCAATGGATCCAAATTGGGGAGGAGCCGCGTACACAGAGAAATTGGTTGATGCCGGATACTATGCGGATAATGAAGTTAGCATAAGAGTTTAAATGATCAAATGGTGTAAAAATAACAAAAAATAATATTTGCAAAATTTATTACAAATATTATTATAACGGATTTTTAATGTGAATCAATGTATTTCATCACATTGTTGAGAGAAGCTTTTGCAGAATTTAGTTCGTTTAATGTTTTAATATTTTCAATATTGTCGCTTGCATTGTCTGCGTTGACATTTATTGACAATACAGTTTTCAACATTAATGCATTGACATAGTCATCCATATATAAAACAATGTTTTCATAGTCTTTCTTATAATCTTTGTTGCTCAACAATAATACATCATTTTGCATTTGAGTTGCTTTGTTTTTTAATGAACTCGCGTAGCCGTTTGCAGAAGCGCCTATACCACTTTTACTAGACGCATCGGTTGGATTTGTTAATCCTTCCATCAAATTCATATGCAACTTTAATGATTTTGTTGCTAAAAATATTAAAAACCCAATAATAAAAACAATGCCAACAATTTTAATAAAATCCTCTGTCATTTATATATTATACTCCTAGAAAACAATAGTAAGAAATCACACATTATTGTTTCAAAAATTTAATAATGTTGGCAATAACAGTCTTGTTAATTTTGCGGGGTTGTCCTTTAGCGTTTACATAACTAATATCCTTTAAACAACCTTCATTTTCATTTACCTTTGCTATCAAATTTTTAACAGTCTTAAATTCCCTCATAACAGCAACGGCGCTTGTTGAACTAATTCCAGGAATTTGGCATAACATGATTTCACCAATGTTTTCAGGTGTTATATTTTCCTTTTTAACCTTTTTAACAACTCCACAATAGTCGCTCGCTGTTTGTTGACTTTCACACATTTCGTCTCCTGATAGGAGAGAAGAATCATAAACTTGAATGGGAGTATTTGAATAAAATGCTTTTTTATCAGGAGATTTATTTAATTTATAAGCCATGTTACAAACCATTAATGCGGATTCTTCAATATTAATACTTCTCAAAACGGAAAATCCCTTGTAATAATTAAGAGACAACATTGCAGAGTATAAGCTTGTCTTATCTGTGCGGTCTTTGAAAGTATTTAATGCATTTAGTCTATTCATGTCACCCTCAATTAAATACATTATATTGTGGTTATGATGAGGTACTCCATTCAACCTGTAAGATTGTTCTTCGTATCGCCCATCTTTAATACTTGAAGCTAAATCTCCTAAACTTTTTCTCTCTATGATTACTTTATCAACACCACTTTCAGTCAATATAACATCTCCGACAGGCAACGGTTCAACAACAATTTCTAACCCATTATACATAGGTCCAGTTTCAATAAAATGTTTGCATAGCCTTATTAATTCTTGTTCACGGTTGTCCACCCTAATCTTCATTTAATAACTTACATAGTAAATAGTTATTAAATTATTTTTTTGTTATATTATTTTTACCCTATCTGGTTTTACACTTATTCTAACAATATAGTTAAAATAGATTTTTATTTATTGAATTTGGTAATCCATGGCCAAATAAAATCATGTATACTAATATCAAGGCTGCAAATAAAATGCTTCGGTTTTCAGCCACAGCTTGTCGTTGACCAAGAATAAAAACCATAAATATGTATAATAATATACCAATTATTACAGAATGTAGTAACATCATACGCCCGTTTTCCATTTTCTCTCTATATTGTGTTAAGAAAAAAGAAAATTTGGTCGTCTAAATGTGTAGAATAAGTTAATATTATAACATTTGATAATATTAAGTGATTTAGAATTTTTAGATTTATGTTTAACCAAGCATTCCAGAGTGAGTGATGGAATAACCGTTTCTGTTTCGTTGCACAGGTCTTCTTGTTGTGTTTGTTAACGCAAAAACAACAGTGGGTTGTCTTTGTGGTATTCTGTAAGTCCAGTGGTTACCAATGTTGGCAACTCTCATGAAAGCTTGTCCGGTCCACATACCTGCCTTTTGAGGGCCACCAATTGGACCACCACTTTGTCCAGTTCTGGACGCTGTAGTATTCGTAAGTGGACGACTTTGTATTTGCAATCCTACCATTTATATATTCACTAAATAAAATAATTTTTTAAAAAATAAAGCGGCAATATTATTTATAGTTAAAAGATTTAAACACATCCCAACACATTATATACATGGACGACAAGACGATAGAAAAAAATATATTGCATGATGATGATATTGTAAATGGAGAGGATGGATTAATTTTTAATCCATATAATCCCCTAAATGTGGAGATTACATTGAATGATGTTCAATCTATTCTCACTAAATACGGTGCTCCAGGAATTGTGAAAAATATTGAATTGTATAAGAGAGCCTTTGTTCATAGATCTTATACTAAAAGATCACATCTTGAAAATGCTCAACAAAACATTACTATTGTTGAAAGACCATCCGACTGCATGCCGCTAAAAACAAAGTCAAACGAGCGACTAGAATTTTTAGGAGACGGTATTCTTGAGTTAATTACTAAATACTATTTGTATCGCAGATTTCCTAAAGAAAATGAAGGGTTTATGACAGAAAAGAAAATTGCTATAGTTAAAAATGAAGCCATTGGAAAAATTGCTATGGAAATGCATCTTAATAAATGGCTAATTCTGTCAAAACACGCAGAGGAAAAAAAAATAAGAACAAATTTAAAAAAATTGGGGTGTTTATTTGAGTCCTTTTTAGGGGCACTTTTTTTAGATTTTAATAAAATTACCGTAAAGGATGAAGAGGGGTGGTTTCAAAATGTATTTGTTACAGGACCTGGTTTTCAAATAGCACAAAAATTTGTTGAGAATATTTTTGAAAAACATATAGATTGGATTGCGCTAATTCAAAATGACGACAATTATAAGAATATTTTGCAGGTAAAGATTCAAAAGGAATTTAAAGTAACCCCACATTATTTGGAGATTGATCATGATTTAGAAAATGGTTATAGAATGGGTGTTTATCTTTGCATTGGGCAACAAATTCACACAGTAAGTATACACGACGCAATACACATTGATCAGGTAAAGACTTTCAAAGAAATTCAAGAATGGATTGTTAAATTTGGAAAGGTTTTGGTTTTTCTTGGCGAAGGGCAACATAAAATTAAAAGAAAAGCCGAACAAATAGCATGCGACGAAGCTTTGCAGAAAATTACCAGTTATTCTGCTTAAACTTTTATATAATTAATATATATTTAGTATATAAGCATCATGAATCCTTTAGAGTTATTAAAAGAAAAATTAAGAGTTAAACCAATTGTAGAAGAGAAACAAAAAGTGTCTGTTGCCATTCCCATAGCAAATGCTCCTGAAAAGATTGAGATAAGTAAAATTACTTTGGTAGATGAAAGAGGAAAAGATACTGGTTTTAGCAGAAGAGAATTATTAGAAAGAATGAAAGAGAATAAAATGACAACTGTTTTAGTAAAACCAACTGTCAAAGAAATTCTTGCTTTTCAAGTATCGGGTCCTGTTTTGGAAAAGAAAAAGGTTAAAAAATTACCCAAAAAATTATTATTTAAATTAGAAGAGGATTTGAAAGAAGAACAAGTTGGAGATGAAGGGCGAGAGGAGGAACCAGGAGAGCCAGTTGTAGAAGAACCTAAAAAACGAAGAACAAAACGTCCATTAAAAGGTGTTTCTTTAATTCCACCAGAAGAATGGGTTGACATTGATAAAATAGAGACTATTTCTAGACTTCCTCCAAAGAAACCACATGTAAATATCAAGGTTTCTAGTTATTTTATGAATAATAGAGAGAAGTTTGTTAACTTTATAAATTCCTTGTTTGGTACTTATCGTGACGCTGTAATGGATGATAGTAAGCAAATTTCATGCGATAGCATTGGTCAAGATAGCACCGAAGAATTTTCTTTATTAACTCATCAAAAATTAGTGCGCGATTATTTGAATTTGTACACTCCTTATCGTGGGCTTTTGCTCTACCACGGATTGGGTGCTGGCAAAACTTTATCATCTATTGCTATTGCTGAAGGTTTTAAGAGCAAAAAGAAAATTATTGTTATGACTCCAGCATCATTGAGAAGAAACTACATGGAAGAATTAAAAAAATACGGCGAACCTATTTATAAAAAAAATCAATTTTGGCAATGGGTATCAACTAGAGACCACCCTGAAGCCGTTGAAACACTTTCAAGTGTTTTGAATTTGTCCATTGAATACATTAATAAAAAGAAGGGTGCGTGGCTTGTAAACACAACAAAACCAAGTAACTATGATACTTTGGAATCTCAGGAGATTAAAGGTTTAGATGACCAAATAGACGAAATGATACAATATAAATACAAGTTTATTAATTACAATGGATTGCGCAGAGATAAATTAAAGGATATGACAAATAATTTTGAAACAAATATTTTTGATGATGCCGTTGTTGTTATTGACGAGGCGCACAATTTTATTAGTAGAATTGTTAACAAAATTGCAAAGGAAAAGGAAGCTCCTGCCGACAAGTATGGAAAGAAAGAGAGAGTCCCTTTTTCCCTGGCCCTTATTTTATACGAGCTTTTGTTGAGTGCTAAAAATGCCCGAGTTGTTTTACTAACTGGAACGCCAATTATTAATTACCCCAATGAAATTGGAATACTTTTCAATATTTTGCGTGGTTACATCAAGACTTGGGAGATTCCTTTGGACATCCGTTCAGGACAATCTCTTACTAAAGAGAAGGTTCAAGAAATATTCACGAGAGAAAAAGTATTAGACTACCTTGATTATTCTAAAGATAAAGTTATTACTATAACTAGAAACCCATTTGGTTTTGAGAATAAATACAAAGAAGAATCCGGTTATCATGGAGTAACAAATAAACCAATAACTTTTAAGGAACAAGGAGATAAACCGCGGTTACAAGAGAGAGGCACAATTAGCGACATGGATTTTGAAAAACGAGTAATAAGTATTTTGGAAAACAATAAAATAGGAGTAAATACATCAGGAATACAAATAAAGTTAAACAAAGCACTTCCCGATAAGTTTGACGATTTTGCTGAGTTATTTTTAAATACAGAGAATGGAAACACAAAAAATATGGATTTATTTAAACGCCGCATTATTGGATTAACCTCTTATTTCAGAAGTGCCCAAGAATCCCTCATGCCTCGGTATGAAAAACTAGTGGATTTTCACGTAATAAAGATTCCCATGAGTGCATATCAGTTCACCGTCTATGAAGCAGCGCGTTCTCAAGAGAGAAAACAAGAAACTAGCACAAAACAGAAAAAAGGGGTTATTGATGAAAATGGAATTTATAAGGACCCTTCATCAACTTATCGCATTTTCTCTCGGTTATATTGCAATTTTGTTATGCCCAAACCACCGGGCAGACCTTTGCCAAAAGAGGAGAGAGAAGAAGAGACCCAATTGGAAAATTTATATGAGGAAGCTTTGAAAGAATCTTCTAAAAAAGGAGAAAATGATTTTAACAGTGAAGCCTGGGATGGGGAGCTTGAAGGAGATGAGGTTATTGAAAAATTAGCTGACGCAACTTATGAAAAAAGAATCCAGCGAGCCATTGAATTTTTAAAAGCAAACGAAACAACTGTTTTGAGTCCCAAAGGATTAGAAGAATACAGTCCAAAATACCTGAATATATTGGAAAATATTCAAGATCCACAGCATCTAGGTTTGCATTTAGTTTATAGTCAATTTAGAACCTTGGAAGGTATTGGAATTTTTAAAATGGTGTTAGAGGCCAACGGTTTCACTCAGTTCAAAATTAAAAAAGATTCAACTGGAGTTTGGGATTTGGATATTAGCGAAGAAAACATGGGCAAACCAACATTTGCATTATATACGGGAACGGAATCTTCTGAAGAAAAGGAACTAATCCGAAATATTTACAATAGTAATTGGGATGTTAAATCTCCGATAACTGCCAAACTTAAAGAAATTGCCCACAACAACCATATGGGTGAAATTATCAAGGTATTAATGATTACGGCATCTGGATCGGAGGGCATTAACTTGCGAAGCACAAGATATGTTCATATTATGGAACCTTATTGGAATCCTGCTCGTATTGACCAAGTTGTAGGAAGAGCGCGAAGAATTTGCAGTCACAAGGAATTGCCAGAAGCATTGCAAACAGTTGAAGTGTACTTATATTTAATGACTTTTTCCAAAGAGCAATTGGACCCCAAGAATGATAGTGCAATTGAATTGAAAAGAAAGGACAAAAGTAAAAGAAAGTATAAAATCCCAGTTGAAGAAAAAGAAGAAAAAGACTGGAAAGAAGACAATATTCCTTTGACTAGTGATGAAGCTTTATTTGAAATTTCAACTATTAAAGATGAAGTAAGTTTTAAGTTGATTACTGCTATAAAAGAGGCCTCAATTGATTGTGCAGTTTATACAAAGAGAGGGTCAAAAGAACAATTAAATTGCTTGCAATTTGGCGAACCGTCGTCAACCGCGTTTTCATATATTCCGAATTATAAGAAAGAAGAGCCAGATTCTACAACAAAAATTAATAAAAAAACTATTGAATGGCGAGGAAAACCATACGAATTCCGCGGAAAAAAATATATTTATCGTAAGATTGATTCAAACAACGGTAAGTTGTATGACTTTGACAGTTATTATAGAGCTCTTGAAAATCCTCAAATAGATCCTATTTTAATAGCAGATGTAGAACAAACCCCAAAGGGTGTTAAAATAAAGATGGTTTAGACTTAAAATTACACCATGTTTATTTTGTATTTTATACAATATAAACTTATGTGACACTATGAACATTTCGTGTGAACAAACAAGTCAAAACAATAAATATCATCATAGCAAATTTTCTAATTTTTTTGTATTTCTCAAAATATTCTGACCGAGATGAAAACGTATACAATCGTTGGAGTCTGCTAATTTCAGTCTCCTTGGTCTTATTATAAATAAATGCTAGTCCAGATAATGCAGTTAATAAGAACATTTCTGATGGGGTAAATAAACTATGCGTCTGTATATTGCAGTTAAGCTCGGAAATAAATAAGTCTAGGTTAAATAATTCTTTGTAAGACATTTTTGCTACAGCAGAGACAGATGCTAGTTGAGTTTGGTCATCTTGCATTTTTTTATACAGAGGGGTTGCTATTGTTTTTGTGGTATATTCTTTGGACGGTAATATATTTTCTGGCGGACGTTCTACAAACACAATTGGTGTGTATGAATTATATTGTGTGAACGGAATAGCTTCCCAACTTACTTCTCCACAACTCCAGAGGTCATCATCCAAATAAAGTCTAGTTTTTGATAATTTTGGTATTGAACTCTGTGAAAACGCCGCAACGGGAATTATAAATGCGATAATTCTGAGAACTTTTATTAGTGTCATTGTTCTTTATATGTATTATTCACATTATTGTTTAAATTTAATTCAATTTTATATTTTAACATCTCTAAAATTTTATTCATTTTATCTTCTAGGTTAAAAATCTTATCTTTCAAATTTCTCATATCTTTTTTAATCTCAACTGTTTCATGATTTTCTTCTTTTATTTGTTTTAAACGAGAGAAAATGTTAGGACTAATTTTATTTATTTCTAAACTTATTTCATTAACTTCATATTCTTGATTCTCTCCCCATGATATCTGTTTTTTGTTACTAGGAGCAAGAGGCAATTCTTCGCCAATTTGAATAAATTTTGGCGCTGGCTGATTATATTGATATTGTTTTTGTTTTTCCTCTATTTGTAGCGTAGATTGTTGATTTTTCTGAACTTTTTCAACCTTTACAGAGGTTTCTGCAGGTTTTAACCATTTTTCAACATGTTCTTTATTTGAAGTTTTATTAAAAGTTTCAGTTTCAAAATTGCGCTGAGCCAATGTTCTTGCAATTAGTTCTCCCATGGCACTTCCAATTGGTTCCTCTGTTGTGTTGTCACTAAAACGAGGTGTTTCTGGAACCGGTACAGACATTGCACTAATAAAATCATTTTTCTTATTAGCCAATCCTCTTTCAAATGCGTTCAGTCTTTCGGCTTGTATATCTTCTGCCTTAAAAAGTTGTTTGCTTTGAGGAGGATTATTTGCCGGTCGTTTTTGAGTATTAAAACTATTCATAATTAGGGTAATAAACTTTTTATTCATTTCCATTAAATTCTGTTGGTTATTTTTTTCTCTTTCAAAAAATAGACGCGCTTGATTTATAAAAAACCCTCTAGCGTGAGCAAACTGTTCTTGAGATTTAAAGCTTTGTTGAATGTCATCCAAAACGATATCCCAAATCATTTCTATATTTTCACTAGTAATAAAGTCAATATTTATTTGTTTTGCTGTCATATAAATAATAGTCTTAAATATTATTTATATACTTTGATTGCATATTCTAATTTCCTGCTAAATTTTCAAAAAATTTTATAAGTCTCCGTTGAAATATACATTCCTGAATTGTTGCATGTATTTATCATCTAATATGTGCGTTTTGAAATATTTGCTATCATGTCTATCTTCCAACATATGCGCAATAAAATACAAAGAATAAATTCCACATTCAGTGTCTCCATATTGATGTTCAATTGGATAGTTTTCGTCAAATTTGAACTTTATTGGGATTTTTAGTTGTTTTCCTTGTTTAATAATTCGGTTTACTAATTTCACAACTTGTTTTGGCGCCTTATCTCCAGCGCTATCAAAGAAAAAAATTTCTCCTTTTTTAATGTTAATAAACATAGATACCCAATGTGAACCGCCTTTATAATGAGGATCTAAGTTGAATATAACGCCTATTTTAAATCTACCATTTTTAATTTCTTCTTCCAAGTTGAAATGACACAATTCTTCCCAAACACATTCTCCGTACAATTTATGTGTATCAAAATCAATAGGAGATGGACCAATAAAATCAAAACACGTATATTTTTCTTCATACTGTTTCATAACTTCTAATATATCCACACTAGAGAGCCATTCGTTTGGATTTTTTTTCCATTCCTTTGGTGAAACTGGTGCATAAGATTCGTCAAGTTCTTTATTTAGTTTTCCATTTACAAATTTTTGTTTTAACCAACAAGATTCTTTATTACAAACACCTTTTAGCTTAGAATTTAATAAACTCCATATTTCTTTTGAATCGTTGGTGTCAATTTTAGATTCAGGGTGGCGCGCATTCCATAAATCTTTCAACTTATAAAGTGTTTCATCTTCTAAACAAGTGTAACCCTTATTGGAAGTTTTTGGACTGCAACGCAGTTTAACCGAGTCAAATTTTTTTATAAGTTTTTCTCTAAATATGTGATTTCTTCTAGTTGTTATATGAGATTTAGACTTTTGTTGTTTTTTCTCATTCTTTTGGGAGCGTTGTTTTTTCTGGGTTTTATGTTTTATTTGTATTGACTTTTTCAGAGGTTTCCTCATATTTATTGTTGATATTATTCTTTTTGCAAATACCTTTATTTTTAAGATTCGGGTCTTTTAAATTAATATCTTTTTGTAGTGGAATTATTTGTTTTTTTTCAAATTTAGTACTAGTTCTTTTAACAAGTTTTTCCAATGCGTTGGGTTCAGTTATTTTAATAGAACGCGTCATTAACATATTAGCTTGATCTTGATTGTATAATGGAACTAATTGTGTAGAGTTTAATGAGACATCGTACATTCCTAGATAATCTTCTTGAATAATATCAGATTTGTCTAAAACCTTGAAATATTCAATGCAAACTCTTGCGTATGAATCAAAAGCACTTCCAACATCTGGATACAATGTTTCAGGCTTTTCATTGTTTAACAATCTTTTCGTTAAATCAAAAATTCGTTTTTTATAAAACCTTTTATCTTTTCGGATAGAATCCTTTTTACTCGTTGTATTTTGACTAATATGTTTTGCATATTGTTGTTTGTTCATTAAACATTCAAGAGTTATTTCTGTAATTAACTCGTCATTCATTTATATTTATATCTATACATTTGTTTACTTTAGACCGTTTTGTTTTTTGTTTTTATCACTATTGTTACATGGATCGTTCCCTAAATTTCTAATCTCTTGACGAGTGCAATTTTGAAATAAACCCTGACCAACATTTTCAGGATTTGGGTTAAATGAGTTAAAGTGTTCGTTTTGGAATAATCCGGGAAAAGGTTGTTGAACCGTATTGCTTGGTTTAAAGCCAAACTTGTAAAGGTCACTATCTGAACTTGGAACATAAACAGACTGACTGCAAGATTGAAGTGCATAAATTTGATTTCTTAATTCAGATTCTTTATTAATGTTTGTGGCAAATCCAGACCAAGGGGAGCGTGTATTCCCGGGATTGAAAACTTCAGTTGCATTATATGTTGGTTGTTGAACAATTTGTGTTTTAACTGGGGCTCTTGGGTCAACAATTGGCATAATAGAATATTTTGTCATTACTGGTCTAACATTCAAATATGGTTGTAACATGTGGGATGGAATATTTCTATCATATATGCGCGTATTTATAGAATTTGTTATTTGTGAAGCACATTCTCTAAAACCTTGTGTTGACATATTATTAATATACAGGAATATAATTTATTTTGCTACACTTTTCTAAATGAGTGAAACTAATATAAAGAAAAATTGCGATTAATAATAAGGAAACTGTATGTGCGGAATATTTACATTATTAAACAATGATACATTTTTTCATAAATGGTTTGTTGACGAGCAATTTATGAAGGGTAAAAAAAGAGGTCCAGAATTTTCTAAATTGGAACAATTTGGTTTAAGATGTTTGTTGGGATTTCATCGCTTAGCCATTAACGGTCTAAATGATTTTTCAAATCAACCAATTATAATTGATGACGTGGCTCTGATTTGTAACGGTGAAATTTACAATTATAAGGAACTTTATAAAATTATGGGAATAACTCCTATAACACAATCAGATTGCGAGGTTATTATTCATCTTTATGTTAGATATGGAATGAAGCAAACCTTGCAAATGTTGGACGGAGTCTTTGCGTTTGTTTTGTGTGATTGTAACATTAATAAAGTAAATGCAAAAATTTATATCGCAAGAGATCCTTATGGTGTAAGACCATTGTATGCATTAAAACCCAATAAACTATGTGAAAAAGAAAAGGAAACTAAATATATTCATAGTTACGCATCAGAGTTGAAGGTATTGACTGAATTTTCTAAACACCTTCCAAATCACACAGTGGAACACTTTACGCCCGGGACTTACTCTAAATTTAATATGGAGTTTAAGGTATCTCCAAAATGGGAACTGAAAAAAGAGCACTGCGTTTATCACTCAACTGGATTTTCAAGCGTAATGGTTGAATCTCCACACGATGTACCGCGTGTTTTAAAGAACATTCAGCGACATTTGTGTGAAGCGGTTAAGAAAAGAGTGTTAGTAACAGAGCGTCCAATTGCATGTTTGTTGTCTGGTGGATTAGATAGTAGCTTAATTACAGCTCTCGTAAATGAAGTTCATAAACAACGATCAGATACGCCGCTGGAAACCTTCAGTATCGGATTAGAAGGTTCAGAGGACTTGAAATATGCCCACATTGTCGCCAATTATTTGGGAACAAATCATATAGAAATTTTACTTACCGAACAAGATTTTATTGATGCTATTCCAGAAGTTATTTGTACAATTGAAAGTTATGACACAACTACAGTAAGAGCTAGCATTGGAAATTATTTGCTTGGAAAATATATTTCGGAAAATAGTGACGCTAAAGTAATATTTAATGGGGATGGTTCCGACGAGTTGTGTGGCGGTTACTTATACATGCACGCAGCACCAGATGCAATTGAGTTTGACAAAGAATGTCGTCGGTTGCTTAAGGACATACATGCATTTGATGTTTTACGGTCTGACAAATGCATATCCTCTCACGGATTGGAACCAAGAACACCATTTTTGGATAGAACCTGGGTGCAATATTATTTGAGCATTCATCCCACTATGAGATTTCACAAGGGAAATAATCAATGTGAAAAGTTTTTACTAAGGAGTGCATTCAGTGAGGAAAATTATTTGGATTCAAATGGGAGTGCGTTATTACCCAGTTGCGTTTTGTGGAGAACGAAGGAGGCGTTTAGCGATGGTGTTAGTAAAACAACTCGGTCACTGTATGAAATTATTCAAGAAAGCATTTCTGAAAATCATTCTAGTTTAAATGAAAAGTATGGTCACAATTCTCCAGACACAGAAGAAAAAAAATACTATCGCAAAATATTTGAAAATAGTTATTGTGGCTTGGGAAATGTTGTTCCGTATTTTTGGATGCCACGTTATGTAGAAGCAAAAGACGCAAGTGCTAGAACTCTGCAAATATATAATGAAGTTAAAACTGACGCAAGTTAAAATACACTTTACATACAAACCTTGAAATATTTAATTCGTATTTTTGCGGATTTAGAAATTAAAAAGTTTATACAAATAAGAATATGTTATCAAAATAAGTAATCCAATAGGTAAAAATAATGGTTCATAATAGTTTAAATAAGTCCACGTCATTACAAATATAACTGGAAATGTATTAACACGAGGTATCATTTTGTAGCAGTCGGATGTTCTAAAATAAATCCAAACTCCGGAACAAATTACGGCAATGACTACTTTATTGTGGTAAGTTAAACAATTATCTAATATCATATTATATAGTATGTTTACAAAATTATATTTGGAGACAACAAATCCGAAACTTACTTTCTCTCAGTTCTTTGATACAACAATATTCGGTCCAGTGATAGTTTCCATCATTGTGCATACAATTGTTTACACTTTATTTTGTAATATAGTATGTTGGGTATTCTCTGGAAAAATTTTATCAAACGCAACAAATATAAGACTAGTATCATGTTTAATTCCAATTATGTTTTTTGGGTTTATAGGAAGATTTATTCATGTGAAAGATATTTATAAAGGATATAATGGAAATATGGAAAAAACAAGAGAATATATAGACAAACACTATATTTCTTGGATATTTATTTCATAGCTAAGTATTTGAATAGTAGAAAAAAAGAAAAAAATAAAATAAAATTGCGCGTTTATTTTATTCCCAATCTATTGTAAGAAACATGTCATTAAATAAGAATTTATATAAATTTCAAGATTTTTGGTTTAATGTTTTTATTGTAACTACATACTCGTTGTATATATTATTCGCAGTTGGCATTTTTAAATCTGCGCCACAATATTTAGAAAGCTTGGATTATTATGTAAAAATATACATCAGTTTATTTTTATTGTGGAGATTTAATCCGTTTAGAAAAATAAACTTTACTGAATTAGATAGGAAAATATCATTTAGTGCAGGAATATTTTTATTAACTACATCTGCTGTAACACAAATACTTACAAAATATTTGAACAACGCTAAAATGGTTATTCAACAAAATGTAGATTTTACCTTTTTGAAGTCATATCAATAAATTCATATATTTTCATGGAGTTTGAATAAAGTTTAGAAAAATTGCACGTTTTAAATTCTACTATAAATATAAACCACATCATAGAGATAAATTTAAAAATAAATTTAAAATACACATTAAAAATAATTATAAAATGTATAAGAATGTCAATTACTTTCTCAACCTGCTGGTATAATTTTAAGGCTAAATTTGACATTTCTCTTTACCAGCATTGGATAGACAACATGTTGTCTAACGTAAATAACTATAATTTAGTTGTTTATTGTGACTGTGAAGAATTTAAAGTTTTAGAAAAATATAATAATAATCCGCGGATCCGTTTTATTATAAAACCGCACCATGAGTTTTACACATATAAATATAGATCAGAATGGATATTAAATCACGAAAAAAACGATTTATTGAAAAATTGGGTGGATTGGAAAGTTAACATGCTTTGGTCAGAGAAAATACATTTTGTTCACGAAACAATGATAAATAAGTATTTTGATTCTGAGTTTTATGGATGGTGTGACATTGGTTATTTTCGCGGACGGGAAAATGATCTATCTAAGTCAGATTTGGAGTTTTGGCCAAATTCTAAAACAATTATGGAGTTAAGCCCCGAAAAAATACATTATGGATGTGTAAATAGTGACGAAGAATACATAAAATATATGATGCAACTCGTTAATCATAAAAACGAATTCGGGTTGCCCAATACACAAATACCAGCGGATCAATTATTTATTGCAGGGGGCTTTTTTATTTGTCACAAAAATAAGGTGGAATGGTGGAGAAACACTATGGATGAAAAATTATCACTATATTTTAAGCACGGCTACTTAGTAAAGGATGATCAGACAATTTTAACAGACTGTATTTTGTCGGACATTCATAATTTTGAGTTGTATCACGAAGTAGATTTCACGTACGATAGATGGTTTGTGTTTCAGAGATTTTTATTGTAAAATAATGCAATTGCTTTACAAAATGAAATAAAGAGATATAAATAATATATTATACAGACACACAAATGATTAGTATTTTGATGCCCATATACAACGGTATAGAATATATCAACGAATCTGTCCAGTCAGTGTTGGATCAAACTTTTCAAGAATGGGAGCTTATTATTGGTGTCAACGGTCATCCAGAGAATTCAATTGTATATCAGATTGCTAAAGATTGCGAGTCAAATGACGCACGCATCCATGTTTACGATTTTTATGAACTTTCTGGGAAAGCAAATACGTTGAATAAAATGATTGCATTTTGTAAATATGACTATGTCTCAATTCTGGATGTTGATGACATTTGGTTTCCCACTAAACTGTCAACCCAAGCTAAATTGTTAAAACAAAATGAATATGATGTAATTGGAACCAAATGCGTTTATTTTGAGAATCTAGAAGGCATAGTTCCACAAATACCAACCGGAGATTTTAGTGATTTTGACTTCAAATTAGTAAATCCTGTAATTAATAGCAGCGTCGTCTTGAGAAAGGATCTTGGTTTATGGAAAGAAGAATTCGCAGGTGTGGAAGATTATGAATTGTGGATGCGATTGCGTAAAATGGAAAAAAAATTCTTCAACTTTGAAGACGTATTAGTGAAACACAGAATTCATTCTAATTCGGCGTTTAATACAAAAGATCATAGTGCTAAAATTGCCGAAATAAAAAATATGTAATTTTATGGACTTTATTTATATTTGCGCTTAATTTTTATTGGTTTTTTCTAGTTTTTGTTTTATATGTCCTATTTTTAAAAGTTCTTTTATTTCCTGGCGGAGGTGAGTTAGATCGTTTATTTTTATTGAAAAATGATTGCAAATGAACCATTGTTTTTTTTGTTATAATTTTATCTATATCATATTCATCTTTGCTCTTTTCGTTGTAAACAAATTCATATTTACTGACATTTTCATTAATAAAGTCAGAAAAATCTTTTTCTGTATGTTTTGCAGAAATTAGTTTTTTTGAAATGTTGCTATTAGTAAATCTATGAATCATTATTTCAAATGGCAAATCGTGTGAATACGGTTTAATTTTAATATAATATACGTTTTCAGAGTTCATGTCTGGAAAATAATTATCATCTAAATAACAAACTTCTACATTTTCCGGCAATTTTGAACACCTCATAAAGTCTTTAATATTTTTCTCGTTTGTAGTTCTACAAAATTCTATGACTTTACCGTTAACTTTGAACGCTGAAATGACTTGATTAAATAATTTATATTTTAATCTATCCTCAAAATAATTTTTTATAAAATGCGTCCATTCTTTCGGTCCTTGATTGTTAGTGTAAATCATAACACTGTGACATTGTTTGTTTGTTTTTTTTAATTTTACATATTGCAATATGGACATAATGTTTGGTCGGATAAATTCTGGGAATATATCTAGCATGTTGTTGAAATAGTTTTGTGTAAATAGTTTTTTAGTATCAACATTTATACTTTTTGCATAATTGTGCAATGAATCCCAAAAAATTCCTAGTTCTATAAAATATCCAAGTGTTTCATCAAGATCAAATACTACTATTTTTTGTTTATTATGAGGCATCTAAAATACAAGAATATTTAAAAAATTAATAAAATAGTTATTTATTGAAAATTATTTTATTAATAAAGATTATTACAAATCTAAATGTTGTCAGGTATTGTTGGAAAAAAATTTGTGCATTCATCTCAAGAAATTAAGAATTCTATTGATGCAAAAAGAAACGAGGTAAAAAATCAAGTTCAACGCATCGTCAATTATAAAATAAATAAGAAATCCGAGTATAATAGCGTGATTCCCTTAAAAATTTATCAAACATGGCATACTAAAGAATTGCCAGAAAAGATGAAATTAGCGATTGATAGAATGAAGCGCCGACACCCGAGGTTTGAACATTTTCTTTTTGATGACAATGACTGCAGAAACTTTATATCTGAAAATTTTGACGGATCTGTTTTAAATGCGTTTGATAATATAATTCCAGGAGCATACAAAGCAGACCTATGGCGCTATTGCGTGTTATACATTAATGGTGGTATATATTTAGACATAAAATATAACTGCATCAATACATTTCATTTTATTGAATTAACGGAGAAGGAGCATTGGGTTTTTGACATTGGTAAAAATAATATTTATAACGCTTTAATAGCGGTAAAACCAAAAAATGAAACATGTCTGAAATGTATAAATCAAATTGTTTTTAATGTAAACAATAAATATTATGGAGGGAGTTGTGTTGATCCAACGGGACCTGGTTTAGTTGGTAGATTTATAGGCGACGTAGAAAGAAAAGAAATTGATCTTGAGCACATTTTCAACATTCCTACAAATGAAAAATTTATTCTTTATAAAAATGTTGCAATTTTAAAAATGTACAACGGTTATTATGGAGAACATGATAGAAATCAAAAAACTTGTCATTATTCAATATTGTGGAGCCATAGAAACATTTATAAATAAACTTTAAGTCTGGCAAAAAATTTTACACCAAGCGTCTGTTTCTTTCATTATTCCAACCATCAGCATCTCTTCCTGCAAATAAATGGTGAATCATTGTTTCATGAAAACGCTCTGCCATAAAACATATCATTGTTGGGTTTTTATAACGATAATACTGTTTTTTGTCATTAAAAGTTGACATTTCATTTTCATTAAAATATTTTTCAATACCATCAGTAAAAACGCCTGGACCAGTTAAATAATGTATTACATGTTCTCCTGTAATTTCAGGAGTCATTAAAATTCTTTTAACCGATAATTCAATAATAGATTTTAATAATGGGGAATTGGCTGGTGCTGCAAAAGTCCATTGACACAAGTGTAGGTTGTCCATTTCTGGCGCACAAACAAGTTGCGTTTCATATAAAGTAAACATATTTGGATTGCATAGACAAACCGCGTCAGCGTCTGCATACACTCCACCGTATTTATATATTATGCAATATCTCCACATGTCGGCTTTCATTACAGCAATAGGAAGTCTATTATAAGCTTCATAAATTTCTTCTCCAAACTCTTCAACCATTTCGGTTTTCATAAATTCGTCGCACATTTCATTTGTATAAAAGTGGTATCCAAATTCAGGAACAAACCTTCTCCAAGAGTTTATCGCTATTTGCAATTTTGGTTTGCTTTGGATGTATTGAATGGATTTATGTGTTTGAAAAATTCGCTTAGGGATGTGGTTTTGACTGATGATAGTTTCATCATTATTTTCATTATTTCCAAAAGAGCTTTCTTCTTTTTCTGTTATAACAAAGTCCATTATATTTTTAATTTAGCTAATAATTTTTAATTTTAAACTATAAAAAAAATATTTACATAGTCTAAACTAGATGCCCTATAAAATAACTAATTCTGATTATTCAAAGATACTTTCATATTATGGGTTAGAAATTCCTAAAAAAGGATCACAATTAAAAGAGACCGCTGAAAACATATTATCACAAAAATTGTGCGCTTGCATTAAAAAGGTGGGACCAACAGTTAGCACAGAACCAAGGGCTATAGGTGTTTGCACTAAAACTGTATTAAATAGAAAAGGACTTTCTCGCGGAAAGTTTAAATGCAAAAACGGGAGAAAGATTGAATTAAAAAAAACGGCAAGAAAAATAACCATTGAAAAGAAAAAAACTCAAAAGCATCGTTAGT